ACACGAATCACACGAATCACAATGATACTCATACATCGGCATAAACAATTCTCACTCAAAGTTTCTTTTGAATAAATGGCGCTTGATAAAACGAAGTGTTTCCAGTGGCAAGGTAAATAAATTAAACAAGAAAAAAGTAGTGCTCAGTTTGGTAAACTCAACAGCATGTTTTGGTTGTTTCAACAACATGATGTCTTTGCTTTTGGTACCAGCAGCAAGTGACATTACGGGAAATTCATTGTTGTCGTATATATAGCAAGCGTTTCCGCTTCCGATTGGAATAATAAACACCTCGGTTCTGCCCTCGACGATTATCAAATCACATCCACAAAACAATGGAATGTCATCAACATAGTCATCATCGACTTTACCGCGCGCAAATTCTTTTGGGAACACATCACCAGAATGCATCCGGACAACGGATATAATGTCCGACGGAGAATTACGATTGGTCGTTAGTAGATTTCATTCGTATCCCCATAAAACGAGTCTTGTTCCTGAATCAACAAGTCAACCGGAAGGTCTCGCAATTCAAAATCTTGTGTTGCCCAACCGTCGTTCCAGTTATTGTAACTTGGTGTTCCGCGAGCATATGGATTATCGCTTTTTGGTTGGTTTCCAATTCTGGCAACAATACCTTCTTCAAAACAAACAATGCCATTAGTACAACTCATGTCAATTCTCCATTAAGAAATTATTCAGACACATCCTCTTTACTTGGCAACTGGAAATACAATACATCACCAAGAATTTCAATTTCGTCGCCATCATAGTATTCATCCGTCATAACAAAAGTCGTTGATACAGGAGAGTCAATAAAATCGTCCGGGTCAACTTCTTCGATGACACAATCCACTTCTTCGAAAAAATCATCAGTGAAATACTGGAAAAAATATTCTTTGCCCTGCTCTTCCATCAATCCAGCTTTTAGCGCAAAGGTCATCATAGCAAATGCCTTGGCCATGGATTGTGTGGAAATATCAACACCAGCATCATCAAGTAACTCCAATACGGTTACTTGAATTTCTTTCAGTAGCGGGTCGACATATGGGTCATATTCTTCTTCGTATCCGTCGGTTGATTCGGATTCGATTTTCTGGGTTTTAATGGCAACCCGTTCTTCTTCACTCGGAAAGTTAATAACCACCCCATCATCTTGTTTTGTTTTTCTTGGCATGGTTAATCCTCGCCATGAAGAGTTAAGAAACAATCCTGAATTTTGTTAGGCTGTCGATACGAAAACTTCTCCACTCAGACTTATCCAAATCAAAAACAACGACCACTTCGGTTGATTTTTTTCTGGTGTCATCACCGGTTGGCTTCTTGTCTTTTGGAATGTGGTTTGGTTTTGTGGTACCAACAAGAACCCGATTGGTACCATCTTTTTTCGTAAACTCGATTCGCACAACATGTTTCTTGATTGCGTCTGCCAAATATTGACCGGCCTTGGCAATCCCGATATCGGCAATTAGTTTTTTTGCGTCAATGTCTTTCGTTTCCATAATGTAATCCTCAAAAATTTTTTCAAAATCGTCGTCGTTATGCGAGTCCATTATCTTCTTTCCACTTGCGCTTTTCCTTTGCACGAATTGCCTTATTGGAAATCCTGTGCGCTCCACCTTTACGCATGATATCTGACATAGCAGCCAAATTTCGTCTGGCGATAACGCCTTTCTGTTTTGGTTTAGATGACATGTTATTCGGCACCGTCGTGTTTGTCAAATGGCCAGATTCTAAACACGGAACCAACGGGGCTGGTTCTGTTTTCTGGTGTATGGTCTGGCGATGTTTTGAATCCAATTCTGGCAACAAAGTATCTACCATACCAGAAAGACCCTACCTTTGCATTCCTGTTGTACACCTTAACATAATAAATTCCGGAATACAAGTATGGGAAAGATTTTGTCTTAACCCAGATAATACGGAAACCTTCGATTCCATATTTGTCTGAAATGTAGTAATCGCCAACATATTCTGGCAAGCCTACATTCTGTGCATAATAACTAAAGATTGGGTCAATCCAACGGAAACCATTTGCTGGATTGCGAAAATTTGTCCATACAAATTTCTGCCACTTTGACAGTGGACTCTTGCCTTGTTCCGCTAGGCTTCTCCACCAACGAGAATCGCCCTGCATACCATTGTCGTAATTGTTATACAGGGTCATCCATTTTTGTGGAAAAATTTCCAGCTTCCAACCTTCTGGATGGGTTGCTTCTTCTTCTGGGTTATCGACGATTTCTGTTTTGTCAAGCGCAATCAGGACGCCGGTAAGAAACACGCCAACAATCCAAGCGATTGCTTCCAAAGGAAAAATTGACAATTTGTATACGATAGCCCAAAGAGCATACAACGCTGGTTTGATTTTGTTTGACATGAATAACTCCAACATTCGTCCATACCAGTATTTATATCCAATGGGTATTTTGGAAAAATCAACACCATCCTGGCAACCAACTCATTGTTTTTGTTAGCCGTAGAATAATATTACACTCATCAAGCGACACTCCGGTGTATCCGAGCATGAAATTGTCGGTAAAATCTCCACCACCACTGCCAATTCGATGCTTAAACATAAATTTTTCGTTGATATCCGACGCAGCATTTGATTTGGTTATTATCTCGGTAATGGCTGTCATAAACTCGACTTCATGCAAGAAAAAATTTTTCCTGTTGTGGTGTGGTTTTAATTGTGGTCTCAAGTCAGCACAATCAAAACCAAAAACACAACTATTACCAATATCATCGACATATTTGTCTTCTGGGCATATTATCCCAAACATTCCGGCTTCTCGGATTATCCTGTCGCATGGCACACGATTGTTGTCTTTTGAGTACAACCGACCAAACAAAATATTGAATTTACTGTTCTCATTGTGTACTCGTTGTACATCAACACCAACCCCATTCGCAAAATAAAAATCCCACGAATGTACATCGGCGTTACTCACCCCAATATTGTGGGTTTGTTCATAAACAACAACATCACTGTCTTTGTTAAGAGAAGACCTAACAAATCGTTTTGTTGCTTGTATTCTGGACACATCGGTGACACTAGAAAATTTCACTGGTTTGAGTTTATTGTCTGGGTGTGGAAAATTTGAAATGACATGGTTGTACAATGCAGTAAAACGAACATTGTTGTTAATAGACGCATTCCGAGCCGAGTCTAAATCAAATGGCGGGCGTTTGCTCATGTTGTCAATGTCCATGTTCTGACAAATACTTTTCTGAGAATCGAATAGCACTCGTCGAATGATATATCATAAATGACATGTTAATCCATAATCCTGTGTGTTATCACCACTGGGCGTTTTTGATTCCTAGAATCGCGATATGCTCGCCACAGTGAGAATTTGTCTATAGGTGCAAAAAGTATAACAGGGTTGAATTGAAAATGACATCACTACTTTTCTTCAATGCAATCCCAATCATTTGCTCAAGCTCAAACGATGTGTCTGGAATCGGCTCTCCTTTCTCCAACAGACAACAACACAACTGATACGCATTGACGAATATCAATCCAGTAGATTCGTCAACATCATACGCATGTTTCTTCAATAGTTCCGGCGTGATTGTTTTCATTTTGGAACATATCGGTACTCAAAAGAGCAGGTTTGGTTTCGCGGAATGGTTTTTTCGCAGTCTTCCTTTGCCTGCTTGAAAATCGAATACGCTGGCACATCAATTTTTTGGCGTTCTTTGAATTCAACATAACTGTTCAAAAGCAGCAAAATGAAACCGCCACTAAGAAACACTATCATTGCAAAAAAGACATCGCCAACCACATCTTTTGATTTACTCATTCCAATCTCCTTACAGATACCGAATGTGAGAGCCGTTATCGCTCAATGCTTCTTCACCATTGTATTCAGAAAAAACATTTCCGCGCGCATGGGCAGCGGGGGCAGCCCAACTGGCTGGTTTGAAAATTTCGCCGGTTTTCTTGTCAACGAAGGCATAAACACAGCCACCTTTACCGGCATCATCGCGGCGGGCAACCAATTTGGCGTATTTACGACCGCCAGCGGCAACGCTGATTACTTCGCGAGGAATGTTCGGAAAATGGCGCTCGAAATACTCATTCAGGCGGGCATTGGCCAACACAACAAACGAACTCAGGGCGGTTTCAAAGGCTGGTGTGGTCATGGCAAAATCCTCTTTTCATTCAATGTATGCATACTATAACACGGTTTTTTCGAAAAAACAACTTTTTAAGAAAATTTTTCGTGGCACAATTTGGCTATAAAATAAGAGTCTACAATATCCGCAACTGGGCTGTCAACAGCCTTTTTATCTGGCGTCATGGTATTTTTCAGGTCAATTCCGGTTTCTGCCATGAAAGCATCGTGCATAAGTGCCTTATCCGCGTTTCCCTTGCCCGTAGCGGCCTTTTTGGGTATCTGGGGGGCAACCACATCAAATGGTATGCCAAAAGCCCACAGACGGCCTTTCATGGCTCCACAGTTTTCTCCAATGTGGAATACCCTGCCCTTAGCGGCCATGGCGTAGTCTTCAATCAGGCAGTGTTCCACGGAATGTTCCACACAAAGGTCAACCAGCCATTTGGCATTATTGAAAAACCTTTCTTCTTGTGTGGAATAGTCGGACAACAACCCACCAACAATTTTTCCACCAAACAAAACATCGGCGTGTTTTTTGGTTTTGGTCAGGAAAAAGGTTTTGGTGTTTTCAAAACAAAACGGAAGGTCTGTATCGACAATAGTAATAGAAGGGCCATTTATGCTGTAATCAATTCCTGCAACTTTCATAGTATTCTCACTTGTGATTGTAGTGAGAATATTTATCCAGAAATAAAAACGCCCCCGAAGGGGCGATTTATTACGAACTCAAATCTGCAATTTCACACGACCCACCAGAACATGCCAATGTTTGGGTTCCGGCAGTATTGTCTTCGCTCTCGAATGTAGACAGCGCATCCCAGTCGACATCTTTTGGCATTGCAGCAAGAAGCTCTTCATACTTTTCTTTCGAAATTTTTTCGTATGGTGCTTGTTGGTACACATGGTCTTCTTTTGGCAAGAAGCTAATACCAGAAATGATATCGAAGTTTTCCCACACCCACTGCGACACTGCCAAAAATTCATCATCAGTGTAATACACGGTGACCGATGGTTTGTGTTCGCACCAATGTTGCTGGTATGTCTTCCAAATTTCAAGCTGTTGTATTGCTGTCAAATCATCAACCTTCACGCTTCCTTCTGGTGATTTTTTCGGGAAACTAAAAACCAAGTTTGACGATTTAGTTACATCACGCTCGCACGGAAATCCAGCTTGCATCATGAATTGAGCCAACGGGTCTTTTTCATCCGCCCTAACCCTTCTAATGTAGTAATCACTGAATCTCGCATGAATACCACTAGCAGAATCAACCAATTGGCTAACTGTACCGGAAGGCTTGACACATGTGATTGCGACAGACCGTTCAATTCCAAGAATATCTGCCCATTCGGCATTGGTATCAATCGTGACCTGTTTAAGCTCGTTAAGAACCACCGACAATTCTTTTGGCAGTTCACCACTACCAGAAAAATAATATGCCTTCATGCCACTCATAAAGAAGTTATCCATGTTACCAGTCAACGAAACACCAAGAAGTCTTTCTTCTTCGGTATTTTGCTTCCAAACATTTCGCAGATACCGGAAATTTGTAAGCGTCGATTGCAGTGTTCCAAGAATAGTAGCAACAACGGCCTTTTCTTTTAGTGTTTCGAGAGTGTCATCCGCTCTAACAACGATTTCGGACAAATTGCAAAACTGATTTGGCCTCAGAATAATTTCACTGCATGGGTTGGTACCAAATTCGTGGTCTGCGTCTCTTCTTCCATTCTTTGCCGCTTGTTTTTTACTTGCAACACGAGAAAAGAAACCGCGTTCGCCACAGCGAGACTCATGCAACGCAACAACTTCCCGCAAATAAGAATCAAAGTCTGGCTTTTCGGTATAGCACACACTGTTGTTTGCCAGCGCAAGCTCAGGCGTTATCAACCACCATTGCCCCATTTTTGCATGGCGCATTCTATCACTCGACAAATTACTCAGACTGATAAGAGCAGAGCGACGAACCCCACCCACAACAACGATGTCTGCAATCTTGCAAACCAGTGAGTGACATTCCAAATCCGATAGTTTTCTTCCGGCTGCTTTTTTGAACAGTGTAATGGAGTACCGAAATAGGTCAACCAATGGTTCTGGGCCGGAAGCTCTTCCACCAAAAGTTTTCAGTCTGGAACCAGCGGGTCGCACTTTTGATACATCCCATTTCGGAATCTGACCAGAATACAACAGGCTAATCAATTCTCTAAATGATTTCGCCCAACCAATCTTGCTATCAGCAACAACAATTGTTGTATCAGACTCATAAAAATCCTCGGCGATTTCTGGAAGCTTGTTTGTGTATTGGCGCTCAACGGAAAACCCAACACCAGTTCCACACAGCAGGATATACATGATTTCATCAAAAACACGAACATTGTCAACCGCAGCATATGAGCAATTGAATCCGGCAACCTCGTCTCGTTCCAATGCTACGCCAGCAGTCATTAAACAGCGCATTGACGGCATTGCTTTCAGGTTTAGTACGCTCTGTTCGAGCATAGGTCTAATTTTTTTATATTGCTTGATTGCTTTTGGATTGCGGTTCTTAATGTGACCTTCAAAAAAATCGAAATAACGCGCCACAGTTTCTTGCCAAGTTTCTCTTCTTCCTTTATCATCAAGCCATCGCGCATAACGACTCAATGCAATAAACCTCATATACTCATCCATAATGTCGTTGGTATCAGGAATAGTAGAAATATTATTGTTCATGTTTTCTCCATATAGAAACAAAAGTTATCATCGGCACATTGCGCACCGTATTTTTACACTTGTATTGGATTAATTATTTATGTCAACATCGCTTCCAAGAAGCCAAATTCAAATCAAAATTTAATCCGGAAAAGCTATTGTTCATTATTTGAGCAACGATGTCTTCTTGCGACATTCCAGACAAAACCATGTCATTGATATCCTTATGATTATTTGTTGTTGGCCATATACAAACACGGAAGCCAGCGTCCGCACATTTCTTCATGACGCTAACTATTTCTTTATTTCGTGGCTCATTGTCCATCACAACAATACAATTTTTTTTGTCGACATATTCAAATAAGTCAGTAGAAGAACCTGCTGCCGCCAAACAATTTGGCAAAAACAGACTGTCGATTGGACCTTCCACAATGAACCCCGTCTTTGTTTTATCGAATCTGTCCAACCCAAACACCTTCGGACTTTCATCGCTCACCTTAAGGGTTACATAACGAAGCTTGTTGTTATCAAGTGCCCTGCCCTGCAATCCAATCAATTTTTTGTTTTCATCAAAAAACGGGATAATCAATCGCTGTTCGCCGCTTGGTATTTTTTGTGCCTTACTTGAATTGAGTTTCGCGGCAAGCGGCTGGAAGTCATCGCAGTAATACAACAAAGAATGTAATTTTTCTGGAATTTTCCGACCAACAACATATTTTTTACAAAAATGGTCTTCCGGAAGCTCGCTCACGCGCGCGAGGTCGCGCAGAGCTTCGTGTGGCTCCATAAACACTGGCGGGGTCGACCCCAAGTCCTTCGCGGTGAATTCTTGCTCTTGTGTAGTGTCTCTGACGCCACCAAATGCTTCTAACACATAATGGTTGTATAGAATTGGGTCTTGACTTTTCAAGAAAGTCGAAAAAGTCATCCCCGCATTGCAGTTATGACACCGATACAACAGGGTGTCTTCTTTGCGATAGATGTATCCACGGGCTTTGTTTTTTTTCTTTTCTGAGTCGCCACAAATCGGACACGAAAAGTTCCACACATAGTCGCGCGTTTTTTTGTAATTCCTGAATCTGGAACACAATTGCGGGACATATACGGTGTCAATGTGGAGTTTTGAAGAAAATTTCATGGCGACATAATTATTAAAATGAGCCGGACATGATATCCGGCCACCAAACCAAAGTCAATGCTGTTTTTCGTAATATTCTCGGTATGCCTTGATTATTTCGTTTTGTTGAACAATGAACTTTTGCAGCGCGCCAAGATTTTCAGACATGGCCTGATAATCAACATCCGTCATGCCAAACACAACTGGGTCAATTCCCTTTGCCTTCAGTTTTTCAAATTGTTGTTTTGAATTTTCTTCAGTCACTACTATTGGCGTTATCCGACGCAACACAACAGGTGATGGCGGCTGGATATCCAACACGATTTTTTCTTGGTTTTTAACTACAGACTGTTTGGAAAAAAAGGTACATCCATTAACGAGTGGTAGTAGTAACAAGATTTGGACACAGGCTATTAGCTGAATCTTTCTCATTTGTTTTTGCTCCAGTAGCAATTTCCAAACACCGGAACCGTTCATTGGTTGCGTCGGTGATAATATTTCCAATCCAATCTGGGTTGCCCATTGCCAATCGCCCAAAGTCTCTTCCGCCCTTAGTGAATTTTGCAGAAATAGCATCTTCGTGAAATTGAACTTGGCGTTCTACCGTGATGACCTTCTTGTTCAGGTCGGCAACTTGCTTACCTTGTTCGCGCATCCGAACCATTTGTTGTTGTACTTCGGTGATAATCGCTTCTTGCGCGGCTATCTTTTCTTCCAACAACACATTCTGTTCGATGGCATGTTCGTATTTGAAATACATCAATGTAACCAGCGTCACCACGGCCAACCCAACAACCAACATTATTTTTGTTTCTAATCCCATATTAAACATGAATATCACCGTTTCAAATAAATCATTGACCCACTTCTACTGTTTTGCAGTACGATTGGTTTTTTTGGATTGTTTCTTCCATAGTCGCGGATAGCAACGCCAACATCATCATCACCGACATAAGTGTCATATCGAAGATATTTGCGTTTCCCTTTGATACAACGGTGAAATACTTCTGGACAAACTTCAAACACATCCATACCGGCAAATCGTTTTGGTGTTATCTTTGGGACATCGGTCGATACAGCAGCGCCGGTCACATTGGCTGGCGTCGAAGATTCAGACTCAACGATTTTATATTCTTCTTTTAATTTCATGGTCACACCTTTTTTATCAGCGATACAAGTTTTGTCAACGCAATCTTATACCGTTTTTTTGATATCTTCTTTAATGCAGCAAAAAAATCATTTGGGAAATTTATATTGGATTCCGGAACCGTCGGGCGTTGTGCCGTAAATACTTGAAAGTCGAGTTTTCGTTGTTCCGCGTCTGCTTGTCTGCCAATGGCATACACATATTCGCGCCATTCGGTTGCAGCGGACTTTAACATGGCTTCGAATTCAACATTGGAGGTAAGATAGTCTTCACGGCCTTTCGCATCATCGACAGACTGTGCTTCGCCGCCTTTGATTTTTATTCGTTTTGGTTCTTTACCGGAAATAAAAATATGTTCGATGGAATGGGTCAGTTCATGTTCGATTGTTCCGGATACTTCTAGTAATGCCAGTTCCAGCATTTTGGGATTAACGCGCTCATCCGCAAAGTCTTTCAGGTAAAATCTTGACAGGTTGATAGCAATCGCATGTAAATCTGGTATATAAGCACCAAGTTGGTTTGGTGGCATCTGTTTCCCATACAAATCAATCACGAGTTCTATTTGTTTTGGGATTTCTATCTCGTTGGCCAGTCCGCGCATATAGTTTTTCGGAAAATGTTTTTCATAATCAACCATCACGGACATCATGCGCTCTTTCTTTTTTGGAACGACAACGGCCTTCAAAATATCATTAACATCCCTAGATGACAATTTGTATCGTGATACCGCCTTAATAAATGCGGCATAGTGGTCTGGCAATGTGTCTTTATTTTTCATCACACTTGGTGCGGCTAATGAAAGCACAATGCTAATAGCGGCGTCTCTGGCTTCCTGTAGCAGCGATGGTGGCACTTTTACCGTACCCTCCAATATCATTCTTTGTTCGGCAACAAATTCGCCATATGTTTTTTCAGTCATGTCGTTTCACCATACTTGCTGGGACAAGCACAACCAGTCCGGTTTCTTTGTCTGTTGCTTCCACCAACACGGAACCAAACACAGAAAATGTTTTTGCCGATTCATTAACAACAACAATATGCCCAGCAACAACGACATCCCCATACTGGTCAATAGTATCTTCAGTCACATAATACTGACCGGCACTAAGCGTGTCGTGAAGCGAAAACTGTTCTGTCAAATTGTGGGTCGGCGACAGGCCAGATTCTTTGATAAACAACATTAGGTTTTTTTCAAAAAGCGCAGCGTCTTCTGGCTGCATATGTTCTTTTAGCAACAGCGCAGCAGCAGCAAAGCTAGCTAATTTGGCCTTACCAAACGGAAGTTTTTGTAATAGTCGTTTGATATTGAAAACCAAACGATGGAAAATCGAATATGCTTCTTTTTCTTTTTTGCTTCCAAGGTCTTTGGTTTTTTTTAGTGGATTGCCGTCTTTGTCGATAATACCCAAATCAAACGCCTCGGTTTCTTCCCAAGGAGTCGACAGCAGGGTAATAAACTTATATGCAACAATGGAATCTAGGATAGCAGACATTAGATTTTCCTTAATACACCGACAATATTTATGTCGAGTGGGATATCGACCAATGTTACCCCAGAATGCGGAACAGTTTCAGGAAGTAAATTCAAAAAAATCAAAAATGTTTTTATGGCTGGGAATAGTTCTGGTTCCAGCTTGTGAAACATTATTCTAACCGCAGCTTCGACACCAAACACATTCGTCAATACAATTATGTGGTTGATAATCAGTCGTTCTTTAAGTTCGCCGCCACCAACATATTTATTGAGAAGCCTTTTCAGATACTTGATTCGATTCAGGTCTTCTTCGAATTCTTCCATTCCGGCACAATGCGGATTGTCATAATTCTTAATAGCAAACATCAAAAAATTGTCGTCATTCAATTCTCTAATTTCCATATTGAAGGTCTAATCAAAAATGTTTTCTGTGCAACTCACCGAATTTCTGGTGCTTTTTTTGCACCAACTTGGTAACAATCAGCAAGGTTCTGTCTAGGGCACCAATGTCTTTTGCCGAAGATATCATCTTCTTCGCATCATCGAGTGTTTTGATATAGTCATCGACAAATTTGTTGAATTCGTCTTCTACTTTTTTGTCTGAATCCTTAATCATCGAATCAACCCTTGTATTTTTCCGACCTTTGTCGCAGGTCATTAAGCTCTTCTGGTTTCATATCTTCGATACCAGTCGCCCAAACTTTTTTGTCAACCATGCTCACATGTTTTGCTGACTTGACTGGCGTTTCGCTTGGCAATCTCACGAAGGTGTCATACTTATATGGATTATAAGTCACTGCGGTTCCATTGGTGTCCGCCTTTACATTGTGTACAATTTTTCCACGAACACCAGCATGAACATTCTTGTTCATTTCTTTGCGAACGCGCTCTTTACCGCCCTGCCCAACAACAAACTCAGCATCTTTCAACACAATTTCGCGGTCGTGTCCAAGGATAACCCCAGTTTTTGCGTTACGCACAGACCACAACGGGGTATTCAGTTTTCGCGACAAATTGATATTGAAATAAACAAATACCACACCATCAAAATCCAAATGGCCTTTCTTTTGTGCAAGTTCGGCTTCAGTAAGAATATCTTCACTGCCATCAAACAACCAATTGTCTTCTTCGGTTGCCAATACAGGATGAGTTTTTACAATCGCCTTTCTGATAATACTGGAAATTCTGTCCATATTATTTTTTCTTTTGGAATTTTTTGATTAATTCGACTTGATATTTGTTTCCGTCTTTTCCGGCCAGTGCTGTTGTAAAATCCATTCTAACTGGAAGTCCACCAAGCTTCACATGCTTGTACAACATTGTTCCATCAAGATTATGTGTATTGATAAACTCATCAACCGCGTCGGCTCGCGTTCCAGTCAACTGCGCAATAAAAGTTGACGATGGGTTAGTCAAAGTTGCTTCATTGACTTGTTTGGACTCTTCTTCGTCATCAGACTTCCAGTTCTTGTCGATGTAGTCATAGAACTCTTTTTTCTTGTCGCCTTCCAGTTCTTTTGGAGACTCAACGCCGAATTTTTTCAAAACAGAATTGAAGAACTTCTGGAATTCTTCTTTGTCGCCGGTTTCTTCGAACAGAACCAAGAAATCTTCTAGGCACAAACCATCCAGTTCACTTTCTGATATCGGAAGAGCATCATCGTCATAATCAGAAATCTCATCCGACACAGACGCATATTCATCTTCATCATCGTCATCCGACATGTCATCAGACACATCTTCACCATCTTCCTGTGCTTCCATGTCCAGTTCGGCACCGCTCACCAAACGCGCATCCAAACGAACCAGACCATCGGCCTCGGTTTCCCAATTGAAATCAAGATACAACCCACCATCAACGACATCGCTCAGGTCGTGTCCATATTGGTCAACGGTAACAGTCACGCCACCAGCGTCGCCTTCCACATCAAATTGTGGGAAGGTCAGCCCAACCACATACAGTTTGGTGCGGATGTTTGAAATAATGCTTTCAATGTCCATGTGGCTTGTTTTATTGACAGACTTGATAAACGCATTCAGACGACGAATGTTTTCGCCGTCGGTCAGGTCTTGTACATTCAGCGTACCGTCATCAACCGCACCGCTGCCAACAATGCCCATTCTCATACTACCGCGAGTAGCATAGGAAAGTCGGTTTTCGATTAGTTCATTGACGAATTTTTTGAATTGTTTTGTGCCAGTCATAGCAGTATTTCCTCAGTGTAAATCAAGTAGGTTTTCAAGCTCAACCCGTTCTTCGTTTGTGATTGTTCCGTTCTGTGCCTTCATGCGCAACACGGTGATTCTTGTCTGTCTGTCTGCTTCCATGTAGCGAATGATTGCGTCGGTTTTGTCATTTGTTCGCTGAAGTTGTTGTTCTAGCGGGGCAATCTTTTCCTGAATCTGTTGTTCCAGTCGTTGTGTCGATTCTTCCAAATCAGCAGCATTCGCATAGCGGTCTTCGATTAGGAACACACAAGTAAGCACAGTAGTAATCAACCCAACAACGGCTGATATTACTTTTGGATAATTTTCTTTCATTTTTTCGAGTGCTTCTAACATATTTATCCCTACCTAACATACAACTTTTTGTTGCTTGTTCTGAAGTTTTTGTTTCTCATAATCGTTTTGCTGATTATTTCAAGCTCTCCTTGCTTGTTATTCCAAGTGATAGCAAACGGAATATTGATATCACTTCGCAAATCAGTAAGCACGGCCTCAAAGTCGATTTTCATTTTTTCGAACTGGCCTTTGTACTGGCGGAACGCATCAACAAACAACTGTTTCAGTTCACCAATCGTTATTTGCTTTCGGTTTCTAACATCGTTCACGCGGTCAAGAAAATGTTTGGTGAATCCGATATCCATTCCGATTGCAGCATACAACTGGTCTAACAAATGTTCCAGCGACATCAAATCACGCTTTGTGATTGGAGCGTCATCGGGAATAAACGAAGTGGAGGCAGCACCTACCTCCAATCGTTCCATTAAATCAAAATAACCAGTGCTCACTCAGCGTCGCTCTTTTTTGATTTTTTCTTGCGAGGCTTTTTCTTTTCTTCTGACTGTTCTTCTTCTTGTAGCAACACAGGACCAGCTTCTACAGTTTCTTCGATAGAGACCTTAACCTGTTTTGTTTCTTCTGCATACAAAGAATCAATCTTTGCCTTCAGACCTTTGTGGCCACGAACCAACCCGTAATTCGGGTGAAGCCAACCAGCGTCGGTTGCAATACATCCGGCCATTGGGGGGGTTGCCCATTCTGGAACCTTGCTCATTGTTTTCTCCTTTTTATTGCTCATCTTTTTTGGCAGCGGAAACAAGTTCCTTTACCAATCGCTCAAACAGTCCATATTCGCTAATACTTACTGTCTTGCGAACCAACTGCCTAAAATCTGAAGCTTTTTGTTTCTTCAGAGCACCTTTGTCATCAAAATTAGATTTATCTGACAAAAATTTTGAAATATTTTCATCCTGTTGAAGTTTTTTCAACAAAGATTTTGCTTTGACGGATTCTACCGCCCGCGCGAACAATCCTTTCTTGTTTGCATTGAATGAGTTAGCATTAGTGTATATCTCGCCAATTGCATAAATCACCAACGCCAACTTGGCACCAAGAATAACGGCACCAGATAGTGATTCAGAAAGATGTTCAGTCTGTTCGTTGGCCGATTTCTCTTTCTTGTTGTACAGCGCCCACGCGCGCGCGAACATCACCTCTTTCCATTCATCACCATATTGAGACTTGAACGACGCTTGTACTTTTGGGTCTTCCAGCCACTTCTTTAACTTTTCGTCTGGTGGAGACTCTTCGTTCAAACACTCTTCTTGAATAACAACATCGGACAGATAATCTTCTTCCATGTCCTCTACTGTCATCACCAATTCCAAGCTCGAATCGCCAGGAACAAATTTCCCACCGCGAACATGAAATGAATCCAACCCAAGCACACCAGACAAGTCATCCGCTTCTTCGGCCAAATCACACATGTATGGCGCATACTGCGTGTTAAAATCGTCGATATGTGATAATAGTGATTTCATATTGTCATCCATTTTTTAATATTTATGTGTTATTTGTTTCGCTCGTTTCCAACGGAATCACCATACGACAATGTTACCTTCAGCAAGTCATCAATCTTCAGAGGAACTTTCACTACACTGGCTTTCAGGTCTGGGTCGGATAAAATCATGCCAGAAAATCTATGATGGCCATCAATGATATAGTTATCGGATGATGTGATGAGGGTTAGCTTGGTTACTGGACCAGACTGGGTGATTTTTCCAAATTTAACCAGTGGCGCGACGATTTTGTCAAAGTATACTTCTTCTTGGATTGGCTTCAGGTCTTTTACCGGAACGGTTGTGTACTTTGCCTTGACAACATCATCTTTCTTGTTTCCATCTTTATAACCCAAATCAATCCACCGCTCGCCCGGTTCCAGCTTGCCTAATTCCTGTTGGGTTACAAACTTACCTTCGGCATATGGTTTGAAGATGTCGATTCGGCCATCATCCAAATGCTTCACAAAATCACCAATCTGTTCTGGGTCAATTACTGGCATATCGACCCGACGGACACCTTTTGACTGGGCAAGTTTTTTCTGGAGCAGCTTATAGTTTTCATCAAAATTCGGAACTTCTTCGTCGAGGGTTTTTCCGATTTTTTGAAATTCCTTTTCCGCATACGCGCGCGCCTTGTCCAGCGGTGTCTTGTGGACAACGATTTTTCCAGCCGCTTCTCCACCAGCTTCTTGAATTACTTGACGAAAAGACTTCATAAAAACTCCATGCAATTTATAAACAGTACAAGTATTTATGACAAATAAAAACCCCGCCGAAGCGGGGTTGTGTTATTGCAACACTAAAGTAGATGCCGTCAGACAGCCAGAGGATTCGAAAATGCCGTTTTGATATCGTCGATACCAACACTTTCGACTTTCTTTGGTTTCCGCCCGTTCCGTTTTTTGGTTTTGACGGAAGACCAAGTTTTATCTCGCACCTTCACCGCTGGTTCATATCCGGCAGCATATATGCCGGTCGGATAAATTGAATTGCCATGCTCGTCCTTTTGGTTGATAAAATTTTTCCCATATTTCTCTTGGTTGTATTCCAGACTAGCACCATCCGGCTTTTCAACCGGCACCAAGTCAGTAGCAGAAAATGGGCCAATTTTGGTCAAATGGCTTGGACTGTTGAAATATGGGTAGTTGTATGGCTCGACAATATATGTGCCATAAGCAACCTTGACCACCTCACCAATCAATCCGATTTGGCGTCCGGCCATAATGACAACCGAATCGCCAACTTCATGCTCTTCACCCTTCGCCATAATATCCCCCACATAATGTAATTTCGGTACCACCAGCATAACACACACAAAACAAAACATCAACTAAACAAAACATCAAAAAATCAACAACTTAGAAATTGAACCCTTCGGTGCTACCAACCGGCTTCCTACGACCCCGCCAATCTTCACCAAAAGCACCGTTATCAGCCACAGGAGCGTCTTCCTGCGAAGATTTGCCCCTACCCATGCTTGCCCCCAAGGATGCCTGCTGGGCGCTTTCATCAAGGTCATAGAGCCGCATGTGTGGTTTGTCGACCCCAACCACAAACTTCCGGAACAAACCACGCTTATCCGCCCAGCGGTTTTTCAACTGCTTGACCATGTACTGTCCCATTTCGTCCAGTTCTTCCGTAGACACAATCGCTACCATGAAATCGGCAGTTTGGGGCAACCCGAAACTTTCCGCAGTGTCTTCCATACCGGGGTCAGAATTGGTGAACCCAGTTCGGTTTGTCTGGGTAGCACTCACAATCGGAACATCAAACTCGACGGCCAATCCGCGCATTTCTTCCGCAATAGACTTCACGAAGGTGTTTGTGTTAATAGAACCACCCATCTTCATTCTGGAACTGGCAAAAATGTTCAAGTAGTCCAGATAGATAATGTCAGGAACAAACTTCTTTTTCAGTTTCAGTTCGCGCAGTAAATGCCGGATGTGTCCAGAATGAGCCGAAGCGGTCGGAAACTCTTTCACAATGAGTTTACCACTTGCTCGTTTTTGTACTCGATTACTAAATTTCTCCATGTAAATTTCTCTTGGAGTGCTCTCCAAATCATCAAGGGCAATGTTAAGAAGGTTAGCATCAATGCGCTCAGAAATTCGCTCTTCTGCCATTTCGGCAGTTACATACAACACATTTTTTCCAGCCATCAAATTAGCAGAAGCGAAATGACACATTACCAAACTTTTCCCGACATTTGTACCGCCCAAGATAATCGACAGACTTTTTCGTGGAAGACCACCCTTTGTCATCTTGTTGAAATATGCCAAGTCAAACGGAATCCGCTCATCGGTTCGATGATAAAACTCAAATCGTTCATCAACATCTTCCAAGTAGTCATGTCCAATGTGCGTGTCAAAACAAACGCTTATTGCATCGGACAGCAATTCCGGAATTGCTGTTTTTGGAGTAGTTGTATCATCACCATTGATAATCCGAATTGATTTACTAACCGCGTTATAGATTGCTGCATCTTGGCAGAATTTTTCGGTTGTACTCATCAACCATTCTATGTCTGGTTGTTCCGCCGCATCGACTGTATCCTTAAGGTACGACACCAACTCACAACATTCCGTGTATTCTTGTTCGGTGATATCGTTTGAGTCGGACAACTCAATGATAATCGCCTCTGTTGTTGGGATGTTATTGAATTTTGCCGCATAATCAAGAATGCCGTCGATGATAATCGAATCAGTTCTTTCCTTGAAATAGTCCGATTTCAAAAATGGAATGACTTGTCTCGAAAAATTCTGGTTGAACAGGACATTCCGAAGAATCGTATTTTCTATTCTGTCTGTCATTAACTAATATCCAAATCAAGGTCAACTCCATCCAACATCCCAAGCAAATCATCGGATGATTTCGTGGTCGACAATTCATCATACATATCATTCTTCATAATGAAGCTCAGTGTATCGCCAGCAACACCAATGAAATCCGCCGTATCGGTATCAACGCCAGATGGGTTTTCTAATATGTGGTACACAAAATGCAGGATTGGTGGGTCGCTTGGGGTTATGCCCACCTTGCCGTATTGGTACTTTACCCCAGCATATTTTCCGCAAAGAATTTCAACCGGAACTGGGTCAACGCCACATTCATAATCAAGCCGAAAACTTTTCCGCATTTTCCTGTCAGAAAAAAACTGGCGCGGGTGAAACAGCGCACTCAATTTTCTTTTTGACATTGGGAAGCATACTCTTCGTAATTGGTATTTTGTTCATAATCAATAAACGATTCAAGCGCAGTGAGAATATATGAACATATAGCATCAATAAAGTCGCGGTCGGTTTCGTAATGTGCAGCCCGATTTCCATCTTCGAAAACTTCCATGGTAAACGGCACATCCAGTGCAACAACATTACCAGCATCATCGGTTGATTCGGTCGCGGCATCAAAATCAAAGTTATTCACCTCGACGGATAAAATTTTACCGCCATATTCTATATCAAACATACATCACCCCATTGGTTGTTATTATTCAGAATCGTCTTCCGACTCAACCGCTTCGTCCATGCCACCGCCATAAACAAAGTTCTTTTGGCAGTAATCATCAATCAACGCCAACACCTCTTCGGTAAAGAATGTCTCTGGCTCTTTGATAATCTTGGATTCGAATGCTTTTGTTCCGTCAGGAAACTCAAACTTGTTCCCGACTTTTTTGACGATATTGGCATTGTTTGCAATGTCCAATAACCCATAATAACGGTCAAGGCCAGTTCTATGGTGCAACAACACTTTAACTTTCAGTTTTTCTCTGGTAAACCTGCCCTTGTCAATGGTACAAGTAATAATAGCACCAGACAGTTCATCGGATTCCTTGAACCCAGCCTTTGACAAGAACACGATAATGGATGCGGCGTATTTCAATCCACCACCGCCACCCATTTCACGCGGGTCACCAAATGCCATACCTTGTTTCAGGTAAATGTGGTTGGTGACATACATTGGAACACGAAGCTTGCCCAGCTTTAGCGTCAACACTCGAAACGCGCCACGAATCAACTGTTGTTTGGTCATATCACGCTTGTCACTACCATCAGCAATATCAGTTACTTCTTTTGTCGATGACAACATACCAAGAGAGTCCAGTGCGAACATAATCGGCGGACGGTCTTTTTCTGGTTTTGCTGCATATCCATCCAATACACGAACCGCTGCGGTTCGAAAATTTTCAATCGTGTCACATGGAATAATCGCAACCCGTTTCGGGTCAATACCACGCGACTCAAAAGTCGAACGGTCTACCGCAGATTCGGTTTCAAAGAACGCCACCATGGAATCTGGGTTCTGGTCAAGCCACTGTTTAATACATGCCAACACAAAGAATGTTTTACCAGTAGCATGTTCGCCAGCAAACCCAACAATCTTGTTGTTTGGTGCACCTTTGTGAATACTACCAGACAACAATGCGTTCAGCGCATATGAGCCGGTGTCAACAAATCCCATTGTCTTGAATAATTCTTCATTTGTTGCTATACCAGCATATTCGTTTTGTGTTGCGTCAACCAATTCCTGCAAAAAATCTAGTGCCATATTATCACCCAAAAAAGTCGTCTAGTGTTGAAGTTTTTTCCGTGTTCCACTTGATAAGAGTTGTTATCGCCTTTAGTGGCTGCAAAAAACTCTTATCGAATTGCAAATCATAATCAATGTATTTCCGGTCAACACCAATCCTATCTGGCGTGGCGTCGGAAAACCCAATCACATTTTCGCCGAGCGGATTCGGCATTTTCAAATATACGAATTTCAATTTGTCACCGCTTCGTATCGGCTGAATTTCATTTCCAAGATTCAGCTTATCTATCTGTTTGTTGTGCAGTATTGCCGCACGAACATGAATTGGAGTTCCTTTCCTGAAAGAGAAATTTGCCTCTTGATATTTCTCAATGTCGCTCACCCCCCTCGGAAACGCAATCGACTCAATTGGCAGTTCTTCAAATTCTTTTCTGAATCCGACCACAAATTCAATCATATCCGATTCGGTTCCATTCAGCGCAATCTCATACGATTTTTGTAGGGCGGTTCTACATGGTTCTGGAACCGAAGACCGTTTTGTTTCCAACCCAGTAATTTTCAATTCTGGTGTATCGTAACGAATGCCTTCCTCGTCGCACACAGACAACACATAGCGTTTTTTCCCAGTCCATATTCCACGATTGGCAATTACCTCACGCTTCATGCGCATTGCCTGTGAATACGCGCAAACATATTCTGCCAGTTCGGTATATGACTTGTCAATATGAGGAATTAATTTTTTCTCGCACAATGCATTAATAAAATTGACTTTTTCTAAAATACTAACAGAAGCATCATCACCAAATTTTTTTTCAACGAAATCCTTTACCGTGATGTAGTTGGAATCTGTGTCGATATAGATGACATAATCAACATTGTTGGTACCAAGAACCTTATTAAACAACTCATTGAACCGCTTTTCAATCCACCGAATCGACAATTGACCGGATGATGTGATTGCTGCCGCTTGCCGATGGTCATAAAAACGAAAATACTGATTACCAAGAGCGCCATATCCACTGTTCAATGTTGTTTTCAGTCCACGCTCCAACAGCGAATATCGCTCCATGCGTTTTGTTTCTTCGTCGTGCGCGCGCGTGTCTTTGTCAATGGATTCCAGTTTTTTCTTGGATTCCTTTGCCATGGACTTGTATCGCTTTCGTTCGGCGTACATGGTTTCCATGATTTCACCAAGAAAGCCCTGTGAATCTGTTTTGAAAAACTGTCCATTTGGGGTCATGGTCAATTGGTGTTTTTTCAAAATAGAAAAATCATGCTCTTCCGACAAAATGTAATCGACCGATATTGCCCCGATGTCGATGTGTTCTTTCACTTCTTCCGGAACATATTCGACGGGAACAAATTTTTCTGGGGAAATGTTGTATTGAATAACCAAGTGTGGGTACAGGCTGTCCAAGTCAAACGACACCGCCCACTCATGCATACCACATACTGGGTCTTTCACATACGCACCATCATATGACGACGACACGACAAGTTTGTCTTTTTGCGGAACTGCTATGCCTCGCGCAAGAAGGTGGTTGTAAATCAAACAATCCCACATGCGCACCTGAAAAAACACATCTTCGTAGTTGCACTTTGACTGGTATGCGAGCACCATCGCCAAATCAATCATTTTTAGTTTGGCGTCCAGTCGGTCAACCAAGTCAACATCGCGCAGGTTATATTCCATGAAAGTCTGGAAATCATTATCACACAACTGCCACAATGGACCGTCATATTCTAGCTTCGATTCGCCAAGCTCTTCCTTTGCAATGAAATCCAGTTTATATGATTCTCTCGGAACCAGACGAAATTTCTTGTACAGATTGTAATAGTCCAGCACAGCCACACCGCCAATAGAATGAACAACTGATTCGCGGCCATTGACAAATGTGTCTTTGGTGGAAAGAAGGTTCCATGGGGACAGCGTTTTTGTTTCGTCTTCACCGATAATCTTGGTCATGCGATTGACCAAGTACGGAATATCAAACCCCTCGACATTCCAGCCGGTAACAATATCTGGGTGTTTATCACACCACCGAGCCAGAACTTGCCGCAACAAATGCGGTTCATTGTTGCATTTTGTATACACAACATCATGTGTTCTGTTTTCTGGAACAACAAAATCACCACATCCAAACAGATAAGATGTCTTACCAATACGCATACACACCGCAGTAATTTTGTCCGACGCATATTCTGGTTTCGGAAAGCCGTTCCTGCTATCAACTTCGATGTCGATATTACACACAGTAACTAGCGACGAGTCATACTCAATCGGAGTTTGCGGATACTCGTTCGCAATGAATTGATATGTCCAATTGGTGTTCCCAAAAATTTCAAAATTAGAAACATCGGAATATCGCTCTAGGAACTCTTTACAGTCTGAAATTTTTCCAGGGTTGACCACAGACAACGGTCTACCATCCAAGGTAACCGCATCAGGAGTTGTTTGTTTGTTTGACAGAAGATACAGAGACGGAGAAAAATCCTTTATCCTATACTGTCGTTTGGTTCCGTTTTCGACTTCACGAACAAGAATCGAATTGCCGTATGTTTTAACATTCGTATAAAACTTCATTCACACCTCACATTAATTATCATTATTTACCAGTGGAACCAAACCCCCCATTTCTATCCGTTTTTTGTGTTGGGCGGGATTCAATTTCCATCATACCCATTCGACAATCAACCACAATTTCCGCTTGTGCGATACGGTCACCGTGCTTAATGTAGTAAGGACTGTCGCTGGTGTTCATCAGCAGCACCATAGTTTCTTCGACATAATCCTCGTCGACAACGCCTTCGGCGTTTGCCATTGTGATGCCATGTTTGTGAATTCGAAGAGAGTGTCCAGCAGGTATATCAAAAATTAGACCGCATGGTACCAGAACGCGTTCGCCGTGTCCAATGATAATTTCATCTTCACATTCGATTTCGCGCGGTATTCCATTGCGCGTCATTTTTTTGACTTTTCGCCCTTTGATATCAGCAACCAAATCAAAACACGCACTAGACGCGGTGGCGCGTTTTGGGTGCTCAATGCTATTTCCAGAAACTCGATAATATTTAAGCAGCATTACTTATCCTCGGTTTTTTTAACACGCATTTCGTATTTGGCTTCTAGGTTCCACTGTTCCTTTTCGCCATACGGAAGAATTTTTATTTGCGAAACCGTCGCCATCGGCGATTGGAATGCTTGTTTGTTGACGATTTCAACCAACCCCCACTCTTCCAGCAATGCGGCGATTTTATTTCGGCGAGCAATATCGTTTTCTGAAAAATCTACAGGCTTACCATCAAGAGCAAACAGTTCTTTGAAATGAACAATAAAATAACGCCCGCGTTTGTGTAGTATGTGGCACGACTGGTACAAAATTTTTGTTTTTTCGGACGCGATACCAATTCTGGTTAGTGTCTCTTTTATTTTCAAAAAATTTTCCGCATCATTCAGTTTCACTTCAAGCATGGTATCAACTCCAATTACAACATTGGCTCTGTTCATTTTTTGCCGCCTTTTTCCGTTTTTCTTATTATATTGTCAATATCTGACTGAGGCAGGACATCTAAGATTTCTAGTGCCTTTCTTTTGCTACAAGAATGATATTCACAAACAGCCTCAATCAGGTCTAGGTCATCCGGCTTAATCCATTTGCTGAATCGCTTTCTGACCCTAACAGTATTTAGAAGAAAATGAAATTGCGGTTTCTTACCAAGTGATGGATGTTTGTTTAGCTCGTTGGCAATCAACACAGTATCAATGAAATAACTCATGCACTTGTTCATCACAAATGGAACATATGCCGATTCGACAGCTTCGGGGTCACCGTTTTCCAAGAACAAATCTGTTTTCGTCTCGTTCACCGCACGAAGAAAGTCTCTCAACTCAGGCATCAACAAACTCCACATTCATCATTATCTCTGTCAGGAACGCAGCCAAGTTAATCTCTTGGTCGGCCACGACGGACGCGGCTTCCTGATACCGAGCAATTAACAACACCACTTCCGGTATACTTTCCTTTTTGAAAATGGTATATGACTCATCATAAAACCTACGGAAAACAACGGCGGGGTCATTATCACCATAGAAGGCAACCCACTTTCGCATGTCGGTGAAATTCTTGTGGCGAAGAGCATTCAATAAGTCTTCGAAATCAACGGACACCAGACTAGACAATACTCCAGAATCAATTGGCGAACCAAGTGTATGGAATTTTTGAAGTATGTTCAAAATTCGTCGATTGTCTGGGAAGAATTTTGTAATAATAGTCGCAACAACACGCTTATCGTAAGCAACACCTTCTGAATCCAGAATCGAAACAACCCGTTTCAGTAACATCCCCATAAGGTGTTTTTTCTCTTCATCCGGAACCCTGAATTGTATTTCGGTGCAACGAGACCGAATCGCATCAATCAGCCTATTCGGAAAATTGCAGGTCAATATGAATTTACAATTTGAAGAAAACTCTTCCATAAAGGCACGGAGTGCTGGCTGTGTACTATCTTTGTTCAGGTAATCGGCCTCGTCCAGAATCACCACTTTGATTCCACCACCGATAGAAACCGAACTTGCAAACTGGGCAATCTTTGTTCGTAGTGTGTCGATGTTTCTTTCGTTGCTTGCGTTCACAAACAAGTAATCAACACCAAGTTCTTCACACATTGCCTTTGCCACGGCGGTCTTGCCGGTTCCTGCGCTTCCGTGCAACAACAAATGCATAGACAGCGTGCCAGACGAAACCATTTTCTGAAAAATCTGTTTGGTTTCTTCTGGTAGGATACATTCGGACACAGTTTTTGGACGATATTTTTCCGCCCACCACAGTTCATCAATCAATGACATATTACTCACCATATGTGGTTGTTGTTTCCAGTGCGGCATAGTACCGAACACTGCCATCATCACTCTCAAACCGACAAATCGGCTTGGACGAAATACTCACATTGTATGTGTTTGGGAGCATCTTGAAGTTTGCGGCCAATAATACAATTCGATATTTATCACCATTGCCATCAGCAACCTTCAATTTGAAATTATTGACAGAAGAATTTTTTTCGTCTGTCGCCTCAACGAAAATATCTTGACCGTCACTACTGAACACGATGTTTGGTGCCTGAAGAATAGAAGCGGCACGAATGGTCTGCGCCAGTTCATCGGCGGAAATGACGAACTTGATTTTCTCATCCGGCATAATGATTTCTTTTTTTGGAGAATCAACAAATGTCGGGTCACAGAAATTAAACCGCAAGTTGGAACGACCATCTTCTTCGCGGATAACAACAAATGAATCATCAACATCAAAATCAAATATGGGCGACTTGAACAGGGACAACACACCAAGCAATTCTGTCAAGTCATATACGGAAAATGATTTCGGAAAATCTTCTTCCAGAGTAGCTTCGGCCAGCACGGTTCGTCCGGGATTGGTTGTGCGCAAGACATTTCCTTTAGAGACAGAAAGTCCTTTGCAGATTGTTGAAAAATTTTTCAATACTTGGAGAGCTTCGCTTGACAGTTTCATAGTTATACCTCGATATTGCGTTTAACGATGTGGGATAAAAATATGGCGTCCAGTGCTGACCACAATTCATCAACGGAACCATTATTAAATACAACAAAATCTGTTTTTTCTTTTTTTATACCGGCTTCGCTGGCGTGTTGCAGAACTTTTTCCGCACCATCGCGCTCGATATGAATCAATATGCCGCCATTGGTTCTGATAAAAGACGCTTCGTTTTCAAAACGAACATCAGGGATGATTAGCCCATTGCATTGTTCTGCTACGCGTATCGCGCGCATAAGCCAAATGTCCTTGTTGATAATATCCCGACCCCATTCGGTTCCAAGAGTCTGATACGCATAGCGCGGGGAAATGCCCCAGAACGGGTCGACGCATTCTTTCAGTTCACCATCCGAATGTCGTTCGTCCCACATGAAAATATGATTACAAGCATCTTTGATTGGTCTGGCAAATGAATATTTTTGGTAACCAGTTAGCCCAACCAAGTAATCAGCAGAAGTGTCTTTACCAACTCGCGCTTTACCAGACAGCCCAATCAAATTTGTTTTTTTATTTGACATACAACCCTCATATATGAAAAACGGGGGAAGGAGTTCCTTCCCCCAACAAGAACAACAATTCAGTTACAGCTACCAGTCAATTACCGCCGTAGATGTTGTGGTGTCATCCGGCTTCTTGTCGGAATCATCATCGTCGATTGTGTCATCCATCTTGGTGTACAAGTCCAACAGGGTATCGCGGGTTTCGGTGTCGAATCGTTCAATACACAACGCAATCGCTTCTTTCTTGTCGGAGAAAATCGAAAACGCTTCGACAATATTGACTAGGCGACGGGTGGTGATGATTTCATCAATCGCCCCATCAAGGTATGTTGCGCGAACAACATTTGCCCAATCCACCAGCCGCTTCGCGAACCCAGCATTGTCAGAACCACGCACACAGTCCATATTCAGTGATTCGAAGGTTTTCTTAAGAATCATGCGTTCGGTTTTTGCTGGTGGGTAGTCGTTGAACATGGTCACTGGGAAGCGGTCTAAGAACGCCTCGTTCATGACATTGGTGCCGATAAAACCACCAGCATTGTCACCCTTACCTTTTGTGTTTGCCGTGGCCATCACAGTGAATCCAGCTTTCGGCTTCACCACGCGGTTGATTTTTTTCAAGTAAATTGACTTGCCTTCAAGCACCGGCATCAAACACAGCACCTTGTTGGTGGCCAAGTCGATTTCATCCAACAACAACACACCACCGCGCTCCATGGCACGAATAACAGGACCGTCTTCCCAAACAGTTTCACCATTCACCAACCGGAATCCACCAAGCAAATCATCTTCGTCGGTTTCGGCGTTCAGGTTCACACGGAACAGTTCGCGCTTCAATTCAGCGGCAACTTCAATGATGGTGGTGGTCTTGCCATTACCAGACAGACCAGTCACATACAGCGGATAAAACAATCCAGAAGACATCACCTTTTTGATTTTGTCGTAATTACCAAAAGGCACGAAATTCGGAATGGCTTCCGGAATATACACTTCTTCGCCGTTGTTGTTTTTGAACGGAACAACCGTGGCCACATTGGAATAGCTGGATTCTACCGGAGCATCAACTTTCGGAGCCGGAGCAACCGCTTCACCAACCGCGTATTCAGTAGAATCCGGATACGCAATCCATGCCGGAATCTTATACACCCCGCGACTTACTCGCAATTCCGCATCGCGCTCAATCCACACATATTTGTGCGGCGTTCCATACAACTCATTTGACAATTCATTCAGTTGTACCTTGGTCACAGTACCAACACCGTACCGCTCAACCAACGCAACAACCGAAGCGATTTTTGCATCATTACGAACACCCATAATATAAACTCCTTCACTTAAAAACACTAAAATCATCAACCAACATGGACAGTCTATCAAATAACACAACCAAAATCAACACAAAAACAACATAAAAACAACATTTTTTTGTGTTATTTTTCAATAACTTAGCAGATTCGGTCAATAAAACCGTCCAAAACGGCACGGTTTTTCCGGCGACTGGCCATGGCACGCTTGAATTTGTTGGTGGCTCCAGTAACGGTTGAGTTACCAGCAATGCCATCGAAAGAATCGCTGGTGGCGGAACGAGAAAAGATAATGTTGAAATCGTCATAACCAACAGAATCAATTCGCCCAGAACCGCTACTCTTAATTTCCCGTCCAATTTCAAAGCGTTTATTCATAAGCTCGTTGTTGCTAGTGTCGCCATTCGAACCAATCGCAGCAACAACATCATTAACGCTACTGCAAGTAAAAAACCCAACAACATTCACATTGAAGATTTTTTTCATGCGAATCAGCAACGCCGTCGTAAGAGACCGACGAGACTTTTTGCCATCAACAAACACGGTGGTGTTTGTTTGTTTGTCTACCAAGTTAATACTACCACTAACACCAAGGTATGAGTCTTTAGTGCAACACTCATCACCATCACCATCGGTCAAAAACACGACCGTTGTGTTGGTGACGCGAGTGCGATTAATGAAATCCCGAACCACATAATCGGCACTGAAAATTGCCTCGTTGAGCGGCGTTGACGACAAGTGCAGAATGGAACTATGAGTTTTGCCAAACAGGCGACCGGCGATAAACAAATTCTTCGTGGCGTCGCGCTTTTGTTTTGGAGACATTGCACTACTGATAAAGTTTATCAAAAACATTTTTTTGTTAAACTCGATATCAGTACCAACCTTGGCACTCGAAAACGCATTAACACCAGTGGAAATTCGGGAAGAACTGAATCCATATACTTCATACGGAATACCAACTCGTTCACAGAACATCACGAGAACAACAATTTGCTCGAATGTATCTTTAATCTTGTCATACATTGACCCAGACAGGTCAATATACATCACCATACCATGACTCTTGCCGTCTTTTGTTGTGGATTTTGACCGAAACACATCTTCACAAATTTTATATTTGTGCAGAAGATTCGTATCAATCACCCCAGTTTTACTCACCGATACACGACGAGCCGTATCTGCTGCCTTTTTACGGTCAAACTCTTTTGCCAAATAATTAACGACATTGGAGTTTTCCTTCTGGAAAGCCTTCCATTCGTTGTTATAGTGGTCGGCTACCGAACCAACGGCATATGTGCCACAGTCGATGTATTCAATCGCCGCTTTGATTTCCGCAGCAAGCACATCATAAGATATGATGGTCGGGCCGTCTTTGTCTTTTGCTGGAATAGTAACGGTGCTTCGTGTTTTTGCACCAACATCAACCAACGATTCGAAAAACGAACTTTCGTTATTGGTGGTAGTAATTTCTTTGCTTTTTTTGGTTTCGGCATCACCGTCGGAATCATCATCACCGTCGGAATCATCATCGCCGTCGGCATCGGCATCACCGTCGGAATCATCATCGCCGTCGGCATCGGCATCACCGTCATCATCACCGTCGGAATCATCATCGCCGTCGGCATCGGCATCACCGTCGGAATCATCATCGCCGTCGGCATCGGCATCACCGTCATCATCGCCGTCGGCATCGGCATCACCGTCATCATCACCGTCATCATCACCGTCGGCATCGGCATCACCGTCGGAATCATCACCGTCGCCGTTTGAACCAGACTTACCGGCGTTTTCTTCTTCGTTGTTTTCTTCTTCGTTGTTTTCTTCTTCGTTGTTTTTGTTTTCTTCTTCATACAACTCATTAACCGCACGAGCAGCGAAAATAACATCGTCGAAGGTTTCAGCATCATCCACCAATTTCTTGACAACCAGTTCCTTGTCGCTAAACGGAACAAGAAACATCGCGCCGAGTTTGGCGCTCAGGTTAATTCGGTCGGGAAACGACAATGACCCAACATCAATATTATTTTCTCGCAACCCGAAGAAATCCGCATCTTCGTGAATTTCGGTGTATGCCTTATTAAAAATCCGCGCCAACCCAGCGTATCTACGCTTTATCAATCGCTCAATCCGCGCATCCTCAACGATATTCACAATGGCATGTGGAATGTCTTTTCGGGCATTAATGTCCGCATCGGTTTCTATCGGAGTGAACAGGGCATGGCCAACTTCGTGGCCAATAAACATGTCGGTCACATTGCGCGAAAACAAACCCTCTTTGAAAATCGGAAGGGTCAGGATTCGATTGCGAGTGTCAAAAGTGGCGGTTTTGACATTTGAATGCACAACGGAAATGTCTTCCGTCGCGAGCAGTTTTGCTAACAGGTCAATATTCACATTACTCATTACAAATACCTTACTCATTCACAATCAACATGGATATTGTCGCCGATACGAAACAAAAAAGCAATACCCAAATCAACAAAAAATGCTAATAAAATCAACAACTTACATATAGTAAATCAAAATTTACTATTTTTTTAATGGTCGGGGAATGCGCAAACCGACCAACCCAACAACATAAACATACAGCATATCATAGGTTTTAACAAAAAACCACTGTATACATATACAGCAAAAACACCAATTCCAATACACATAAATATTAGGTACCAAAAAAAGGATGTCGCAATGCAAACTGAATTAAAAATTGTCACTGCCATAGAAAACAGAGAATTTCATTCTATTGAAAAAATGTTTTCTGCAATGGTATGCGAAAAAATATCAGACCTGCTTGAATCACTGGATGTATATACCCCGTATACAAACGCGCGCGCAAGTGAATGTGCAGTTGATTTTTCCGAAACACAAACCATTGCCGAAATGTTGTATTTGACACAAGAAGAAATTGTATTAACAGAACAAACAGACTTGACCGAAGGGGTTCTCGATAACGCCAAAGATTTTTTGGAAAAACTTGGAATAACTGCACACAAAGGCAAGGGGTTAATACAATATCTGAAAATAGCAACACCAAACATCGCAAAAATGTTTATTGCTGCAATCAAAGGCGACAAGGAACAGGTTCGCTCAATCGCAAAACAAGTACGCAAAGAAGATGTTATTGATTTTTTGCTAAAACTCGACCAAGCAACAGCACACATCATCACTGGCCCAATACATGTCATTGACGCAATTACTGGCTGGGAATTATGGGCAAACATTCACAAACAAACAGCACAATCAAAAGGCCAATTGGTCAAAACGCTAGGAGACGCGGTTTCTTTTTTGAAACAAAAAGTTGACTCAGTATTTGGTTCGTCGCCAAAGAAACAAAAGTTACACCAAAACATAGCGTCAATCGAAAAAGAGATAACACCAGAATACGAAAACATTTAACCGCTCTGGTGTTTCTGCTTTTCCGCCCTTTCCTTGGCTAGAATTGCGTCATATTCTTCTTCCGTGTATACCTTATGTCCGCAATTCTCAATAAGGTGTTTTGCCCACGCACCAAACATGGACGAATCGGAATATACACGACCAGTCAAATCCAATTCCTCAACCACCTCACCATCATCCAACAAAGTAAACACGAAAGTCCTGCCGGTCATTTTGGAATAGAACAGGCCGATTTTATTTGGTTCCCATTTCCCAAGCCTAGCGACCTTGTTTCGTCCTGGCCACACAGGCTCACCAACTTTACAATCCCTGTCAATGTCTTGGGTACCAACCAGCTTGGCATTGTCGCTATTGGCTGGCTTTATGAATACAGAATCTTGGTTCCATTTATACCCAAGATGGGTTAGTTTTTTTTGTAGTTTGGAACCATCCGCGTCTTCAACATCACCAACAACAATAAAAACCTCTTCGCGCTTTTTCTTTTCGCCATCATCGCCAGTTTCCGGATAATAGCCATGCGCTCGGATAAACCCATACCCAGCAGCGCGCAATTCTTTTGCAAGAACCCGATTCCGCTCACGGTTTTTTTCCCGCGTGTTACAACGACGGAATGCAGTAATAATACCAATCGGACGCTCTTGGAAATGCTGAAATAATCGAGAAAATGACGCTTCCAAAAGAGCACCAAACTCTTCTGCCAACTCTTGTGGTGTATTTTTTACTTCCCGCAATGTTCTCATATGAACCTCCAACCCATATCACTATTTATCAACAAAAAAGCCCAGTCCAAATCACTGAACTGGGCTTCATGTGCCAAAATCAGCGATTACGCAGCAATACGATAACGCTTCATTCGAATACCAGAAGTGGCATCCCACTCATCAACAATCTTCACGCCTTGTTTCTTCAAGTTGCGGATTGCAGAATTCAGGTCGTTCACTTCCAACTTGTCTTCAGCTTCGTGTTTGGTCAAACCACACTTACGAATGCTCAGATAAGCTTCGACGCGCTTCGTTTCGGTTTCGAGATTTCGCATTTCTGCTAGGGTACGATGTTTCATTTCAATTTCCTCATGAGTTAAACATAATCATGACAAACATTTCAATTCTGGTTGCGGAGGGTGGATTCGAACCACCGGCCTTTTGGTTATGAGCCAACTATTCTGACCACTGAACTACCCCGCAAAATCACACCATAAACGCAAGACAAATCAACGCAACGGAACCAACAAATATTCCGATTACATGATACAAATCGGAACGAGCATAGCTGTCAAGATTGTTATATCTGACAATTGTTCGCAACGATTTGTATTTGACTGTTCTGAAAAAACCATTCATTTCCACTCAATACTATTACTACTGTTACAACAAATTGGTCGGGGTGGAGAGATTCGAACTCCCGACATCTTACTCCCAAAGCAAGCGCACTGGCCAGACTGTGCTACACCCCGAAAACTGGCAACCCCGATTGGATTCGAACCAATAACACACGACTTCAAAGGCCGATGCTCTAGCCAGTTGAGCTACGGGGCTATTCATTTGGCCAGCCGGGTAGGACTCGAACCTACAACATGCGGTTTTGGAGACCGCCGCTCTACCATTGGAGCTACCGACTGGAGTTGTGGGGTAGGTAGTCGGATTCGAACCGACAATGGCCGGAGTCACATTCCGGATTTTTCGCCAATTAAAATATACCTACCACAATATTATTTAGTTGGTGCCCCAGTCAGGAATCGAACCTGCTTCCAGTGCTTACAAGGCACTGCTTCATCCAACTAAAAGTTTCTAGGGCAAATATTCGGCTGGTGACTGTCGGTACTATTCAGTAATCCAGTTTTCCAATCACCATGCGAATATTTGGTTTGGGCTGAGATTACACCCTCACTTGAAGAAACTTTCGACTCCGTACCAACTGGTTGCTGCCAGTGTTAAAGTCTTATCCAGATACCCAGCTTTCGCCCAAATATCTATTTCTCCATGACTGCCTTTTTTGAAGAGTGGCGGTTCTCTTGTCGTGCCAGACTTCTCAAAGTTTCGTTTACCGTCAGCCTTGCGGGCTACAAACCGTGCTTCGGTTCCGTGCAACTACACCTTAAAAATCCGCAGCCTTGCGAGCCTTGGACTTCCCGCGTTCGCTTGCGCGCACGGGCTTAAGTCATTTTCATCTGACACCGGAAGCGTCTTTGCTTTTGTAAACAATAGATGGAATCGAACCACCAATCGTCAGCTTAGAAGGCTGATGCCGTACCATTCGGCTATATCGTATCAACTAGGACGCGCGCTTCCGGTTGCTTCATGGTCTTTTGAACCACAAAATACAACGCGCCCCCTGTATTTTCTTCCGCTAAGAATACTCATACCGTTTTTCAAGATTCTTTGTCGATATGACAAAGCAACCTCGTAAACTGGATGGTGCAATTGTCCGCTAAAACTCTCACTATCCACCCTACCCTTCGGAAATACGGTTCACAAGTTGGATACAGGTAGCATCAAATGTCCCCATTCTTTGCTGGCCAGTCTTTGATTATTGCACTGACTTTTACCTCTTGTTTCATCCGTTCCTAGTATGCATGGCACACTAGGTACTACTTCCTCGGCTTGCATAGATTGGCCTTCTTGCGAAGGTGGTGTTATGTTGACTTCACACCTTTCCCAACCTTACGATTGGTTATCTGGGCTATGCCCCAAAAACATTCGCACATTCTAAGTGCTATTTATACGATTGTCAATGGTTTTTTTTCATCAAATATGATTTTTTTTTACATATCGACAATATCCAATGCTTCGATTTTCGCAATCGCACGAATATATTTCTCAGTACGCTTGATATCAGCGGCACCAACATTATTCCCAAGACGGCTCAAATTGGCATTATCTTTCAAATCAGCCAGTTTTACCGCAATCGCAGACCAGTTCTTGGTAGCAATCAGGTCGTCAATGTAGGCATCATACGGAACACCTTTTTTGTGGGTCAACGCACGAAGAGCATCGACAACACGGGGAGAAAACCCAATTTTTTCCAAATCCTCAAAGGTCATATTGGTGTCTTCAACAACATCATGCAACAACCCGATTGCGGCCAGTTCGTAATCATACGGCCAAACGACCAACAAACTGGCCGCGACGCGAATCGGGTGAAGAATGTACGGCGCACCACCCAAATCAACACTTCCGTTATGCGCTATGGCAGCAAGATACATCGCCTCATCGAACACAAGATTTGAACCAATCAACTTATTCATCTTTTTCTCCAACAACCACGAATAAATATACAGAATAGTTCTAATAAAGTCAACCTATAAATAAAATAGACCGTTGGTATTTATTCGAGACAATAAAATGAAATCATTATCGCAAGTAATTGATATTAATAAGAAAATATTGACCGATATGTTCGATTTGACCGAGGAATTGGACTTTATCGTCGGGCTAGACTCCGTGGAACATGTCGTGGAACAATATGAACTGGACGAAGTTTCTGGTGCAGCACAGCGCACATCAACAGACCCAGCCAGATTAGCGGGATATCAGCCATGGCAAGGAATTAGTGGCGACACCGAAGAGGAAAGGCGTTCGTCTGCGGAATCCGCATGGTTACAAGCGCATGAAAAGGCACTAGAAGCCGAAAAAACATATTCGCGGCTATTGAAAGCAGTTTCACCAAACAACACGAAAATTCTCGTCGATTTCAAATCACTCGATTCGTTTATTGACAAAGCGGTTAATCGCGGAAAAGACCCAAAACAAATTCACGATGTGTTGCGTGGTGCCATTCTTGTTCCAGAAAAACACGATGTGCTGGATGTGGTAAAGCGTCTAAAAAAACGCGCGGTTGTTCAATCATATGAATACAAAGACGAAAAAGCAGACCCAGAATATGGCTATCGTGGCTCACATCATTTCAAAATTGTTGTGGGTGATATCATCGCAGAAGTACAGGTGATGACAAAAAAACTATGGGCATGGAAAGAAGAAGCACACAAAATCTACACGAAATATCGTTCACTGAAAGACTATGACGCGGACATCAAAAAACGAGACTTGGAATACAGCAAGAAGATTTTTAACTTAGCAAACGCATCAAAAAACAGAAACAAGAATAAAAATATCAAAGACCTTCGTCGTGGTGCTGGTAAATTCAATAAGGCGAAAACTACAATCATGTATCGGTGATTTGGAGCGGGTAGTGAGACTCGAACTCACGACCTATTGCTTGGCAAGCAATCGCTCTAGCCAACTGAGATATACCCGCATAACTGGTGCCCATGATAGGAGTCTAACCTACGACCTTCCCAATACCAATGGGATGCTCTAACAACTGAGCTACACGGGCAAAACTGGAGCGGACTGGGGTAATCGAAACCCACCCTACACGGCTTGGAAGGCCGGTGACCCACCTTGGGCTAGCCCGCATATTTGTATTTATGTGGCGGAAGCGGACGGATTCGAACCGTCGGAACCCATACAGGTTCATGGATTAGCAATCCATTGTATTAACCACTCTACCACGCTTCCTATTCGGAGAAATTTGTTTGTCCGGCTTTAATCCGAAATGTCGTGATTCTATCGGACAACTGGTCTCGCAAAGAATAAACAAAAAAATCAACATATGTCCTGTCATTATAATCAAGATTGAGCAATTTGCATTTGTCAATGAATCTACTAATCCATCTTGCAGCAACCATGCATTGTTCTTCCGTATCGCACGAATGAACAACCCTAACCGCCTTTTCCAAGTCAACAATCAACGACTCGTTCATGCTATATACCTTTTTTGGTGGGGGCTGTAGGATTCGAACCTACTCAGCTTTCACATCGAATTTACAGTCCGACTCGGCTCTCCCACTCCGACGAACCCCCAAATTATTTCAAACATCCGACTCAATGTCGGCCATTTCCTGCTGTGTTCTTTCGATTTCTTCGTCAATACTTTTCAACAACACACTCTCAACTCGCTCACGAAGACTTCCGTTACCGTTGTATTTATTTTTCAATCCATAAAACCGCGCAACCCGATTTTCCAAAAAAACCAACGCCTTTCGCACATCAACAGTTGGAGCACCGTGATATGAAGCAAGCATGTTGTATTCATCCAACTGAGAAACCAGCAATTTTGCTTGGGCATTCAAATCGCCCATGTAATATGTTTGAGTTTTTATCGCCTGTCTGAATCCGCCAACAAATTGAGCGCTTCTTCGCCCGCCTTCATATGAAAGTTCATCAGCCTCTTTTTCATCAACATTTACATGTTCAGCATGTTTGTCATTCATAAAAATCTCCAAATAATAGTACAACAACAATGGTAGGCTGGGTGGGCATCGAACCCACAATGACGCCAAATTTTAAGTCTGACCGATATTCCAATTCTCTACCAGCCCAAAATGGTGTCTAGTCTTGGACTCGAACCAAGAAGCCCTTACTTTTGAGGAAAGGAGGTATACCAATTCCCATCAACTAGACGACATAGATGATATAAATGGTGGGCAAGAAGGGACTCGAACCCTTAAAATTTGCGTTCTAAGCGCAACATGTATGCCAATTCCATCACCTGCCCATTAATATGGCGTCGCTGGTAGGACTCAAACCTACGACCGATTGCTTAGAAGGCAATTGCTCTATTCAACTGAGCTACAGCGACATAATTGGTGGGCAGGGACAGAATTGAACTGTCGACACCTTGTGCTTCAAACAAGTGCTCTACCTACTGAGCTACCTACCCACAAACAAAAATTATTTATGTATTGTAGCGACTTTTTTTCGCCTGTCAATCGTCTTTTTTTTGATTTTATTCTTTCTTTGTGTCTCGGTTCGTTTGGTGTGTCGCCATTGCCCATCAATAATATCAATCAAACATCGCTTGCCATTTGGGTATTGGATGCAATGTGTGTTGGAATGGTCACCCAACCCCTTTTCATATTCCAAGCTTCCGGTACTGGTTCCTGTCTGATACACACCTTTCACGATTCTCGCGCCATGCGAATGCCCAATAACCATCTTAGCGCATGTGTTTGCCAAACCGCGCGCGTTACCTTTTGCGCCATTTACCCCAACATCGCCGTGTTGAGAGTAATCAACCTCACCAACAACAAACCGCTCATTCCGACTCAAAAACTTATTTTTGCATGTCAGCCTTGGTTCCAAATACAACCTGAATGGGTCGTAGTCTCTATCTTCCAGAATCGCCTGTCTTACAGCAACATTCAATTCCGATATTAATAGTGCATTTTTGTGGTCTTTATTTGGGTCGACAGTATTAAGCCATTTTGTTAAATGGTCGTGGTGGTTGGATGCAACAAAAACAGAAACCGCATAATTCGGCGTCGTCTCATTCACATACGCGACGCACTGGTCAAGTTCTTTCCGATAGTTATCATCATCATTGTGAAACTTTTTGAATTGCAACATCGGGTCTTTCGCGTGATGGTGGCTTCCGGCATACCCATCCAAAATATCATTTCGAACAATCATTCTTGGTTTTAGCGTATTAACGATACTATCTCTATTTGAATATGTGGCTCGCTTTACAGAATCCAACACGAACTTTGCATGTTCGTCTCCAGGCGCCAACACTTCAATATGGTCGTATTTCTTGGCACCTCTTGGGGTGTAGTGATATTCCAAATCATAAAAACTACCATCATCACCAGCATTCAATTGACGAACAAACGAATGTGAATCACCAATTGTCTCAACAACAATTGCACCCATCACATGATGAAACTCGGCCTTTTTGCCCTCGTTTGTTCGCGAATAATTCTTAACAGTAACCGCGCCAGTCGTATACATCTTTTTTGGCATGGTGTTTATAGGAGTAGCAACCGGCTCCAACGCCAACTGCGGATGCGCAAAAATAGTCCACCTGTGTCCACCAATAGCGGCCTTCCCCGACAACGGATTGGCCATAGTAGCACCAATTCTGGTACCGGCCATGAGCATGATATTACCACCAAGATAGATGTCATCGTCAACGAAGAAAGGAACGATGGAATCATCCCACCACTTTTTTCTTTCTTTGTTGCTGGAGAATGCGGTTACATTTTTGTATGGAACAGGAACAATAATAAGAGTTGCATTGTTGTGGTCGCAATATTTCTGTAGGGATAGCAGATAATCCTGCCAAGCCTCGGTATTGTTTATCGCGGAAGTAATGACGAACTTATTGTGCTTGTTTTTCTTAACAAGCAACTGAATCTTCTTGGCATTGTCATTGGCCAAATCAACATCATAACCATGAGTATGCTCTTCGCTTCGGTTCTCAATCATGCTCGTTTTACAAACAGCACAACGGTATCGTTGTCTACCATGTTTGTTTGTATCGTGCAAATGCATCGGCTTTCCGCAATGATTTGGTCGTTTTTTGCTCATATAATATCAACCACCATGATTTTTTTTATTTCGCCTTTTCCTGAAAAACTTCCTACCAAATTTAGCATTCTTTACTGCAAATTCATCAGCAGCAGTGGATGCAGCAAACGCGTCCGGTTTCAATGTTGGCGCAAACCCAACAGTACCCAGAATATAACCAGTCGCCTCTTTCACAACAATGTTGCTTAACTGGTCTTTGTTTGGGTTCAAATCCAAATGAATCTGAAACCTGCGAGCACCAACAACATCCATGATTTTATATGCGATATCAGCAGCCTTGTATACTTCGAACATCAATTTCTGCCGAACGCTTCCATAATACGGTTCGATTTTAATGTCCTTGAAAATCTTTCCACCATGCTTGGAGTCAAAATGCAAAACAACAACTGTCGCATAAACAACATTGTCCCTACATTTTTTTGAATCGGCACCAACATATATCGAAGTGGTTTCAGTGCTTTCTTCAATCGCCTTTCTGATTTCTGCAACATCAAAATCAACTTCTTTCATGGGCATAATATAAATCCGTGTTATGGTGGGCGATGTCCGATTCGAACGGACAACTTGCACTAATCTGGTGCCATGCCAAGGTATAAGCTTGGTGTTTTACCAATTAAACTAATCGCCCACATTTCTTCAAAGTTTCAATCACTAGGTTTCGATTGAAAATCACCGCGTTATCATCAACATCAAAACCAAAATGTTCAATATCGACAACCTCAATGGTAAATGTTTTTGCAAGCTCATAGTCTGCTTGCTCAAACAAATGGTCGCCATTTGCAAGTTCATCTACGGTATATTCAATCGTTTTTGCGGATGGCTTTCCTGATTGTGAAATTTTCACAGGCATCAGTCCGCCTTCCTGTTGTGCCCATTTCTGTAACGCAACCTTTGCTCGACGATTGAATGTATCGACAGTCACACTCCAATAATCGTTTGGATAAATGCGTAGGCGAATAAAACCAACGCTAAGGATTTTTTTGATAATTTCTTCCCGCGCCTTACCTTCTGTTCCAACAACTTCATTGTGTTTGTTATAGATGGATTCGACTTCTTTTTTAGAAATTAAGAATTTGGTTGGCGAAGCCGCAACCAATTCGATGTGTCGTTTCAACCCACCAGATACAAGCTTACCCTTGGGGTCAATCCAATATGCAATAGACGCCTGAGACATAACATCCTCTTGATAAAGTGGTTGGAGCGGGGGGATTCGAACCCCCGAAGCATTTCGCGTCAGATTAAAAGTCTGATACCTTTGACCACTCGGTTACGCTCCATTATTTAACAACCCATAATTGGCGGAAGGGGTGAGATTTGAACTCACGGAAGGATTTCTCCTTCGCTGGTTTTCAAGACCAGTTCCTTAAGCCGCTCGGACACCCTTCCAAAACCTCGATTATAACAGCGTGTTATTTACTGTCAATACCATATTTAGCGGAAATGTCGGATTCTAAACAAAAACACATAGACTTAAACGATTCCACCCTGAACAGGCACATTTTGGTGTTGCTTCCAAAATCGCCTCCAATGACTTCCCTGTGGTGTTTGTCTTGCCTAATAGCCGACATCAGGTCTATCGTAGAAATCAAATATACGCCCACACGCGCGCGCTCATGCAGCACATACGCCCACGCGTCCGCGCGCGTAGACGCAATACCAGAAGATTTGCCCCTGCATTCATACTCAACGGCCACATTTCCGGTATCTGCGGCCATGAAATCTTCTTTGATTTCGATGGAATATGTCTTGCCATTGGTTGGATGCTCCACCAACAAGTCAAAATCTTTGGTGTCACAGAAATCAATTATTTTGAAATTTCTTGATTTCAAAATATCAGAAACCACCGTTTCTGTATTTTTCGCGAAATCCAAATCTTGTCGAAAATTGTAATTTCCCATTACTTGGAATATACAGCAGCCAACCCAGACTTCAACAATTCTTCGTGAATGGATATCTGGTGGTCATCGTAAAACCGAACATAGCCGATATATCGACCATATTTATCCGACTTTGCGGTACGGATAACAAGCTCAGTTCCGTGCTTGGCAATCAATTGCTCAACAAACTCTTTTGCTTGTTTTGCAAGTGCTCGTTGTGATTCATCGGACGAATTCATTTCTGGACAATCAATAACAGCAAGACGAATTCGTTGTTTGCTATAAACACCAAATCCCAAATCCATGATGACATCTATTGTGTCACCATCGACTACTCTGTCTAATGTTGCCCTATATTCGTACACGACAATTCCTCAACTGGTGCGGTTGGCAGGACTCAAACCTGCGGCCTTTTGTTTCGTAGACAAATGCTCTATTCTACTGAGCTACAACCGCAAAATGGTGGAGCTATTCAGATTCGAACTGAACTGTTATCCTCTGTGCAAGAGAGGCGACCACTCCTAGCAGTCCCTAGCCCCCATCAATATTATGTGAATTTATTATTCATCGCCAACAATCGTTTCGGCTTCGATTTCGCGTATTTGCGCCAGCATAAACGATGACAGGTCATTGATATTGCTCGTCATTACCGAAACCATTCGCTCAAAATCTTCCGGTGTTTCGGTGTATCGGTGACAAACAGAAACAACCAACGCACTAACAACAGACACCAACTCAACGGTTAGATTGGTACACCCAGAAGAAACCAGCGACGATATCATCTTCGCAATTTCAACCTCACACGCAACAACCGTCTTTTCTGTCTTTTTTTGTTGTTTATCCAACGACCGAAGAGTTTCACCCTCGGTCTTGGCATTTTGTAAAAAATCAGAAACATCTTTTGACATACAAAATCACCCAAAAATGGTAGCCGGTGATAGAATCGAACTATCGTACCCGCCTTGTAAGAGCGGCGTTCTCCCATTGAACTAACCGGCCACAAAATGTGTTCATATCAACACAATGTGTGTTTATTTATCTGAGTTTTAGTCAGTGCGCTTTTTCTTTTCTTCTGGCTTTGGAAAATACGGAACGGCCTTTTCCTTGAATGTGCCAGAAGCATACGCATCAGCATTCAACGCACGACATACCCGCGCATACTCAGCAAAAAACGCAGACAGTGGGGCAGTCCACTTATGGGTCTTCGGTTTTTTCTTGGCATACGGCTTCGGATTGTCAAGTGCACTTTTGGCAACAGCGTCATTCGGATTCTGCTTCAAATGACGCTTTAGTTTTTTTGCCTTGTTTTTTGACGCCACATTGGCAGTCTTGTACACATTATGACGATTTTTTTTAGCCGCACTGGCCTTCAACTTTGCCATGATATTTCCTCATCAACACATTAAAAATCTGGTGCGCCCTGCTGGACTCAAACCAGCGACCGATTGCTTCGAAGGCAATTGCTCTATTCAACTGAGCTAAGGACGCATCCGCAAATTCTAACCCACCAAATCAACCAATGTCAAGCTTTTTCTACACATTCCTTGAACGACAATAGTCGCTTGCTGGATACCACCTCAAACGATGTCTTCTTCGATGGGTGGTCAATTTTTCCAAAATCAAACTCAACTTCCGACCAAATCGGTCTGTAGTGAAGAGTTTTTTCTGAAGAAACAATCATCAATTGGCCAGTGGTGCGCATGATTGTTTTTCCGTGAGTTTTTTCCAACCGAATCGGATTCAACTGTGGGTCTTTGTTACTGGTATCAGAAACACAATCAAACATGTTTTCCGGAACCGTAATTTTTTTGATATCCTCTCGAACTTTTTTCAGTCTCGACTCCGAAGAAATTCGTGCCGCCCGTTCGTGGTCATCGGATTCTTCGTCGTTTTGATAACCGGCCCAAGGAATCAACACGCCATGATTTGTGCGAACAATCGTTTCCGTCTTTGGAATCTTCTTCACGACATGTTGATAGTTATCATCTTCGTCAAACGCGCCTTCCAACAAATAAAGAGTTTCTGTATCAAACACCAGTGTGTTTCCGGCAATTTCCAACTCAATCAATTTCTTCAGTGCTTTGTCTACTGTTTTTTCAAAAAGAGCGGTTCTTACCTTTTTTCCGTCTGGCGAATAAAACACCTTATCAGGATTTTCTTCTTCCTTCGAACCTTCCTTTTCGTCATCCTTTACCGCCACGGCAGCAGACAAAATGCAGACTCCGAACTCGTTCAACCCTTCTGTATATTTGGTCTTTTCGTCCCAAATATACAGGCGTTCTATATCTTTTTTGAAACTTTGGCGAATTTTTACCGTAGGCTTATAGTTACGGTCTCGGTTTTTTACACCAACCCAACCCGTTCCTTTGAAATATTTTGCGGCAACAATACACACGATATTAAATCCTTCTAATGGACGATATCATGTATTTATATTGCCGCATATATGGTGGTCGGTGTTGTATATCCCGACGGTGGGTTCATTGTACTTCTTACTACCACCATAGCACATGGTCGTCCATTTCTGGTTTCGGTATCTGGACTATCACCAGTTCTGGTGAGCCTTGTAGGACTTGAACCTACGACCTATCCGTTATGAGCGGACTGCTCTAACCAACTGAGCTAAAGGCTCAAAATATTAGGCATGTTGGCGGTAACTTCCCAGCGCCATAACTGGGGGGAAATGTGCGCTCCATCCCATACCAACTCACGACAAGCCAGTGCCGAGCATGTTCTGGCCATGCCACGCCAGTGGTTTGTACTGGCACCACGCCAGCTTTCAGTTCATCGGCCACCACCCCGACTAGCCAGACGGTTATCTCTGGCAGACTTCATTGGTCATTCACAACAGCCAACAACACATGTCCATGACACAATTGCGGACTACAATGACAAACCAAATCCTTTCCCTTCAACTCCAACTTGGCCATTATAACCAACTGTTGATTGGAAAGCAAATACATCCTGTACTTTTCAACAACTTCTTTTCTGGTTCCATCCCTGCCAATTACATATGGATTTCCAAACTTACTTGGTCTTCCTATGTATACCGCATCGGCGGGAATGTCATCCGTATTCTTGTTGAGAACTCTCGGACAATCAGTCAAAGTATTCAACATTTATCTTGATTTTGGATATGGTAAATTTATCAGGTTTGGGTTCAATTCGGCAAATCTTTTTTTGAGAATTTTTGTCTCTTTCTTGGTTCTACCTAAAATGTAGCAATATTTATGCTTGCTTGGCGTCTCTCTGACATCACATATCTGGTATTGTCTCTTGGATTCTGCTCGTAGCGCATCCTCGACATCATCAGGAACTTTTGTCCAATCAATAGTATCCTTACCGGCAAGCTGCCAAGAATCCTGCCAAGCGATTCCTAGAGCCTTTGCGTAGCGACGATATGCCGAACGAGACCGAAAGCTACGGTCACTAATCCATCGGTCTGTATTTGGGTATCTATATTTTTTACCGACACCAAAATTCTGGCCAATGTAAGTAAAATTACAAGCTTGATAAATCGTTCCAAGCTCTCTTGCTTCTGGGTCGGAATATGCGGTAAAAAGTCGATACTGGGTATTGGCGACCATCCACTTGATTGAATACATCAACAACGAACTGGCCAAATTTTTTGGAGACCAAGAAATACATGCTCCACGAGAAACCAACCGTTCGATTTTTCTGGTGTCTTTGCCAAGAAGATTTGAGAATGATGCTGGCATGTCCATTACGATTACGCCAGCAAGAACATTTTTTGAAAGAGAACCCGGAACAATTCTGTGTTTATATCTTGCCACAAACAAATGGGTTGGATACAAAGACATTTTTCCAAGCCATTCGTGTCGCTCGATAAACCCAACAACTTCCGCAAAAACAACTTTGTTTGATTTGTCGACAAACGAAAACTCAAAATCTGAAATCGACATGTTGGACAGGTCTTCTTCCGAAATACCATCACGCAACATGTCTTCTTTCAGATTATTGAGCCTAATATCATATTGCCAACAGTGCTCTTGTTTGTATTGCTCTGGGCGAGCATCCACCGGAATCATAATGTGCCATCAACCTTCTCATCATCCAATCGGTCACTAAACACCGAAGAGCGGTCTTTTTCTTTTGAAAAAATGTCTTTTGTTTCTGGTACTTCTTGTTGTTCAGGAACATAGGTTCCACCAGAAACAGAAACATTATTCCGGATTCCATATGTGTTCAGAGACGAATATCCACCGATAATCAACACAATCAACACAAAGAAACCAAGAATTTTTTTCCGATTCTTCGCTACGGGTTCTGGAAGAGCCGCCCAAAATTCAGACGGCAATACCCAGTACACCAAACACAACCCAACAGCAGTTGTAGCAAACAGGAACAGGTTAAACAGCGCGTTCATTATTTCTTAACTCCCTTGAATTCCTGTCCAAGCATTTTCGCAAGGACTGCATCATCGGTAATAGTTGAAAACGAACTTGCGTCAGCAGGAACGATTACCACATTATTGGACTTAGCCAATTCAGAATAAATCCGTTCGGCAACTTCCAATCGGCGATATGCAAGCAATTGTGGAGTGATACTTTGTGCAGCAATACGGTTCTGTTCCGCAATAGCTTCCGCTTTTTCGCGCTCAACCAATCGGTCTTTTTTGGCGACTTCCAGTGCGCGTTCTGCTTCTACCAGTTGTACTTGGGCGTTTGCCTCGGCGGTCTGGATATCAATTTCTCGCTTCTTGGCCGCTTCCTGTGCCTTCACGATAATTGCCGGTGGTTGGATATCGGCCAACTCAAATCGACTCACCACAATTGGTGTATGTGTTTCCTGTAGTTTTTTCGTCAGTGCCGCATGAATTGATTCACCAACAGTATCGCGGTTTTCCAGAATTTCGGAAATTGTATATTTCACCAATTCACTTCGAACGATACCGCGCAGCGCTTGTTGACCATATACGCCATAAATCTGGGATACCGTAATAGTCGATACATCGGTTTTCGCATCTTCAGTTGCTACGATTCTCGAATACAGAGCATCAACAGTTTTTGGGTCACTTTGAATTGACAGCGTACCACGAACCTCGACATGAAGGTTCAGCTTGTCTTTCGGCATGAATAATTCAAATTCTTCCTTGATACCGGCATCATTGGCCTGCAACAACACAAGCTTGTCGCAATATACCCAACACGGCGGAAGACGGAATTTACTTGGAGTGATGGTTTCCGGCGCATAGCCATTTTTGGTTAGCACTTTACCCACATGTGCAGGTGGAACTTCAACTTTCGCACCACACGCAACAAGCGTGAGCGAAATCAATGCAAATACACCATATAACAATTTTTTCATTTCAATAGCCTCCTTTGGCTTATTAATAACAACACACACAAAAAATTGGAGCGCCGAACCGGATTCTAACCGATATAAAACGGATTTGCAATCCGCTGCCTAAACATTCGGCCATCGACGCAAATATTAAAAAATATCATACAGGGTAGCGCTTCTTCTTTTGGACGACAAATCAACGCCTTTTAAGCAAAAATTTTTTCGACCAAGAGACAATGGAGTCTCTTTACCAGACACGATAATCGAAACTTCGGCGTTTCTGCGTCGGCGTTTTTCTTCAATTCGTCGGTCAAATTCGTTTATCACATCACTCCAAAAAAGTGGTACCCTGTAAGAGAATCGAACTCTTCTTGTCCGGTTGAAAACCGGGTGTCCTAACCGATAGACGAACAGGGCATTACAAATTGGCGACCACAAGGGGACTCGAACCCCTAACCTTCCGCTAGACAGGCGGATACTCTAGCCATTGAGTTATGTGGCCATAAATTGGCTGGCGCGGCTGGGGTCGAACCAGCGACATGGTGATTAACAGTCACCCGCAACTACCTACTGTGCTACGCGCCAATAAGACTCTTGCGTCCATTTTCCTCATTCTGCGGCATTTTTCCTCAGAATTTTTATAAATGGTTGGACTGGGTGGATTTGAACCACCGACCACTCGATTATCAGTCGAGGACTCTACCACTGAGTTACAGTCCAATTATTTGAACATCAAAACATATTTATACGAAGTTGTCAACTCATTTGGATATTTTTTTTGCCGCCGTGGCCGTTTCGGCAGTTGTTCCAGAAAGCGCAAACAACCAAGATAACACCACCAAAACCGGATTGGTATTCCAATACGACAGGGTAGCAATCAACGCAATCAAGAATCGCGGAACAAAAAACCACCCAAGCCAAAACCAAGCACCACCAGTGGCCAGATACCCAACCAACCAACCAATAAATATAGTCAGTCGCGGAAAAACCACCAACCCAATTAACAACACAATACCATAAGGATGCACATCAAAAAAAGAAACCGCTGATTGCTCAAACACAACTACCTCCAATTATAACAAAAAAATAGATGCCTTGTCGCACTTATCCGTGTTTTCATGTCCGTAATATCCATATGGATTACAATACACACGAGTTTCCCCGATATAGTAATCAAACACCTCATGTGTGTGCCCATGAATCCAAAATTTTGGTTGGTGTTTTAGTATTAACGAGTCCAGATTCGAAGCAAAACAACCATTAATACTGCTTCTTGAATATTTCTCATGGACGGAAGCAGGCGACGGTATGTGATGTGTAACGACAATTTTTTTCTTGTTGTCGCGAACCATCAACTGAGCGTCAATAAAGCTCTTGTGTGTCTGGTGAATACAAAACAAATCCTCTGGAACGATTCGGCGGGAAAGCCCATCATCACCAATTGTCATGATTGTCTGGTAATCCAACATTCCGCGCTTCGCTGCTTGCATAGAAAACCAATCGCGATTATCGTAGTCTGTCCACAAAGTAGCGCATATAAAAGATACATTTTCAAAATTCACAGTCGCACAATCGGTGACAATAACATTGTTCAAACAATTATCCTTGGCGATTTTTTGGTACTCACCGACGGCGGTTTCTAACGAACTGTTGTAATAATCGTGATTTCCAAGCACAACAATCACCCACGCAAATCGGTCGGCAGAAATAGACAAAAAATTCTCTATCTTGGTTTTTTTGTGGGGTTCACACAAATCACCAGCAATGATTAGCACACTGTCCCTGTCGGTTTCCAGCGGAACAAACATGCCATCGTCGTATGGATAAAAATCCAAATGTAGGTCAGAAAAAACCCGCATGAGTTTTGGGCTTTCTTCGATGTTGTATTCAGACCTCACCACGACCAATCTCCGTCATCTTATATTTTTCAACACCAAGAGCACCAATAATATGCTCCATGGCAGCGAGCGGATTTCCCTCTTCACCACAAGTATAACAGTCCATGCTGATATACTCATATTCCGGATATGTATGTAGGGTAAAATGACTTTCTGCCAAAATCCACACAACGGTTTCGCCCTGCGGACTAAAATAACAAGACAATTTGTCAACAACGGTCATTTTTGAATGTGATATTCCATCCTCGATGATTTCATGAATATTGTCTGGAATGGATACCAATACAGCATCACATATCACATGACTGCCCCTAAAATCAAATGTATTCGACTTCACCGTCATAGTCTTCCCACCGCGCGCGCATGTTTTCGATTGTATGATTCGGAACGCCGTGTACATTCCGGTAATTACCCGTTGCTTTAATCACCTTAGTAGGAAACCCCAAGTCAAGGTATCGCTGCATTTCCCACAGCCGAGAAAAGGTATTACACACGACAACATTGCGACCGTGAATCAAACACGACTGTGCGGCAGCGAAACACCATTCATGTGCTTCTTTTAGCTTGGCTGGGTCAAATAAGTATTGGCCAGTATCGTCCAAGAAATACATGTCGGCCTCAAAATGGGCATACCCATCAAACGAGTCGTCTTTTTTGGCAATGGTGGATTTACCAGAACCAGGAAGACCACGAATAATAACCAATTCTGGCATGGATTTCCCCCCACACGGAAAACCACATTATCACAAAAAAACCCCGCCAGAGTCAAGCACAAAAATAACCAATAAAATCAACGAGTTATGCTCTATTCAGAGAAAGCGTCCACCATTGTACTGAAAGAATTGGACATTTCGTATTTAATCACCCTGTCAAATTTGTCAATCAGAGCATCCCGATTGTGGGATATGACAAATACATTTGTTTGCCCACAGGCACACAATTTATCCAATACACGCATGACATCATCGGTTCCTTCATCATCAAGAGACCCATCAAACACTTCATCAAGAAACAGGACATTTGTGTTCATGCTATTTTTCAGTTTGGCAATCTCTCTCCACACAAACAACAGCGCCAAGTCGATTCGCATTTTCTGACCTTCGGAAAAACTGTTGTATGAGAATTTGTCTCTATGCCTCGACAATATTTCTTCTTTGAAATTTTCATCAAGAACAAACCCAACCGAAAAACCAAGCTCATCAAGATACTCACTGATATACGAATTCATGGCTGGCAAATAAGAAGACACCACCTTTGATTTGATACCATCGTCTCGCAACAACTTTGTCGCACACCCACACACCTCTTCCGCCCTAAGCAATTCATCATAAGAGGACTGTTCTTGTTGTAATTGAGCCGTTAATGATTCTAACTCTTCCAAGTCATCAGTAACATCAACGGCAGACGCAAACGAATCAATGTCATTTTGTATCGCAAATATTCTATCACGAACACTATCTTCTGCTCTTTTTATAGAAAAAACTTCCGCACTCGCTTTAGCTAGTTTGGTTTGATATTCGCGCTCCGCCTTCCGATACCCATCTTCTTCCGCCCGAAGAGAATCATATTCGGCGACAATTTTCGCCCGCTTTATGGTTGCGATGTTTATCTTGGCATCAAGCAATTCCAGCTTTTCGGCCTTCATTGTTTCTGATATGTCCTGCGAACACGAAGGGCACACACAATTGCTTTCAAAAAACGACTTTTCTTTTTTTATTCTTGAAATTGCAGCATCAGCCTTTGATATTATGTCCCGCCGGTTTTCTATGGTCTTAGTATGGCTTGGGAATTTCCTTTCTATTATGGAGTCACGAGCGTCTTCCGCAGCCAATCTATCGGCGACTATTTCTACATACTCAACAAGCAACTTTTGTAACTCTGTTTCTTTCTGTTCCATAAAAACATCAGATTTTGCCCGAACCTGCGCCACATGCTTTTGCTTGGATGATATCTGTCCACCAATCAGATTTATTTTGTCGTTGTTTGTTGATATCTTGGCCTTAAGTGTTGCTCGTTTTTCTTTCAGCACATCACTCATTTTGCTAAACACTTTTATGTCCAACAAATCTTCAATCATGGCGCGCCTTTCTGTCGCCTTCAATTGCATGAACGGAACGAACGACGCGCTACCAACAGTTACTATTTGGGTAAACGCGCGATAGTTCATCCCAAGAACGACATTTTCGATGTAATCCTGCGTGTCCGTGGCGGACGCTTCTTTGTTACGCTCAACATATTGCCCAGAACCATCATCCTCAAACACACAGACTGAATCCGGTTTTATGGTACGAACAATTTTGTAACCGCGACCGAAAACAGAAAATTCAATTTCAACCACACATTCAGAACCATTAATGGAGTTGACTAATTGTGGTTTATTGATATCACGATATGGCTTATTGAACAATACAAATGTCAGTGCGTCCAGAATCGTACTTTTGCCAGAACCGTTTTTACCGATAATCAATGTTGTCGAAAAGTCGCCATCCAAGTCAACCTCACAGAACATGTTTCCGGTGGCTAGAAAATTTTTCCAGCGCAATTTATTAAACACAACCATTACGACTCACCTACACTAATAGCCTCTCGATAAAGAACTTTCATAAGAGACTTAACTTGGTTCTTTATATCATCGCGAATGTTCACGGACTCATCAACAAAAGAAGACAACAACTGTTGCGTGTCTTCTATGTTTATATTTTGCTGTTGTGGTTGTTTTTCGGCAACCCAAGAACTGTCGACAACTTTTAGGTCTACCGGATTACATGATTCAACAAACTTGACAAACGAATCATACACAACGACATCTGTCTTTTCAACAACAACAATCTTCACATACTTATCGCTAATTTGTTCGCGAAGCGACTCAAACTGAGTTAATATGTTTTCTTTATCTTCCATGTCAAAGTCGCTATCGTCGTAATAAATTTTTTCGAAAATTGTATTTGGGTTTTCGACAAATTCTAGTTCAAGTGTTTCGGTATCCAGTATATGGAAACCGCGAGGGTCATCACAATCAGACCAAGTATATTGACTGGGGGCACCAAGATAGTGGATGTTTCCGTTGGTCGACTTATGATGGAAATGCCCAGACAACACCAAATCAAACTTGGAAAACATGTCCTGAGAAATCCTAGACGAACACTCAATGGAATTGGCATACATCTTGAAACCAGAAATCTCAAAATGTCCCACACACACGCGCGCGCGCGTACCCGCAATCGCGCGCATACACGCGTCATAGTTATCTTCTGTTATCCATGGAACAAACAAGAACAACAACCCACCAATCTTTACTTCGGTTGGTTTCTCGTATACATGAACAGAATCGAATCGTGGAGACACAAACTGTGAGTGCGAATTAAGGTCGTTTGTGTTCTTCCAAAAACAGTCGTGGTTACCGACAATGTTGTGTGATACTATTCCGACAGATTCGGCTCGCTCATAATATTCAATCAACCGCTCGTGTGTCTTTTGGGTTACATACTTGCGTTTATCCGTTAGGTCACCACCATCAATAACAGTAGTTATCCCAAGTTTCTTCAGGACTGGAAAAAACTCAGAATCGTAGAATCGCTTTTGGTTGGCATAGAAAATGTCAGAGTCATTTCTGACACCGTAGTGTCTGTCTGTAATAATGGCAATCTTCATTGGTCATCATCTTCATATTCATTGTTATCATCGTCTTCATCATCACCATCTTCGAATTCTTCAAGTGGTAATCTTTTCCGACGGCGCTTCTTGGCGGCCTTTTCTTTTTTATCAACCATCTTGGTTTCAAAATCAGAAATGATGTCGGTGGTGTCTTTTATGCTCTCGATGTAGGTATCAACAATTTCCGTGGTTTCATCTTCTTCATCGGAATAACTTGTCTCCACTGTTACTCCGGCCTGTTCAATTTGTTTGGCCTTTATATATAGCTGGGTTTTTTCTTTTTCTATTCGACGCAAGAATGCGTAGTAGATTATCTGTGTGAAATATGCAAATGGATTTTTTGAAACGGACGGGTCGAAATTGGACACATATGTAACGCAGTTTTCTACGCCATCGCAAATCATGTCTTCCCTGAACGGATAATTTATGAACTTGTGGCTATACGACAACCTAGTGGCAATTTTCAAAAAACATTCGCCGATATACTCAGGAATTCTAACAGGACAATCTGATTCTTCTTGGTCTTTCTTGAACATTACAAGAGCGCGTAGAAACATTTCATTGTCGACATAATGTTCTTTATCTTCTTTCTTTTTCATTCCACTACTCATTCATTTGATAATTGTTAATCCACAAACGGAAGAATCCACGAATCCAACAAGCTGTATAAACGGCGGTCAATAAAAAAACCCCCCACTGACCATTAGTGGCGGAAGAATAAAACCAAAATGGCTGACCAATCAATCCAATTATCGACGCATATTTTACAACTTCGGTGTTTGGGTGATTCACACAATAAATCGAACCCATTCCGGTAAGCATAATAATAAACTGAATCAATTCTTCCATAAATCAAGTATTTACAAAATGATATGGCTTGGATACCCACCCAGAAAATTCACACGCAGCATCAAGAGCCATTGTTAATTTTTCCTTTGGTTTCAAGTCAGTCCTATCGGTGGTTGAATACAACGAGCCAAGGGAAAAATCACGACCAACGCCAATTGACATGTATGGAACAGTATATTCAGCAACATGAAATCCAGATTCAATCTCAAACAAACGACCACCATAACCAATCATGATGGCCGCTCCAAAAAAATCTTCTTCATCGTCACATGATGTATTCGACACTTCGACAATACAACCATTCTCTTTCAGACACCGCTTAAGAGACTTCACATAATCAGTGACCATGTATTTCATAAATGAGTCTTGTGTGACTCCAACCGTTTCTGGAATCTTTGGCGGAACAAAGGCATGTTCCATAACCTGACCAACCCTAAACGACCCAGCATAGCCATAGACAAACCCATGCGATTTGAATACCTTTGGGCGGGTAACTTTAGAAACAAAATGACCACCAACTGCGGAACTGTCTCCCGCCATATACACCTTACCGCGATGTTTGAGCGCTACTATGCATGTCATTTTTTATTTTCAATATTTGATATCTGGGGTTCCGTGGATAGCATTGTTTGCTATGTGATACATTCTGACTGGATGGTTCTGTCCTTTAGTAGCCTCAATGATAATGGCTTCCAGTGCCTTCTTGTATTTGTCCGTGTCTGGTGTATTTATGGCTGGTTTGGGTTCGATTTCTCCAGTCGAACCTATCTCACCCATGTTGTCCTGCGCAAACTGGACTACCTCGCGCAAGATACTACTCTTGGAGACGCGATTGGCTTTGGCTGTGTCTTCCAGCCACTTTTTTTGTTCTGGGTCTATACTTCCACCGAAAAATACTTTAATCTGGTCTATTGGAAGTTTTTTGGCTGGCATTTTTAGCTCCTAAACTTGTTATCATACAGAAATATAATATTGAAGTCAATATGTTATTTCTAAAAAATATAATTGACAATCTTGTTTTTTGTGTGTACACTCCGTTCAGCGAAGTTCGGTGAAGTCCGTTATATACCTTAAGTATATTAAGTACCTTAAGTTACTTTATTAAACCTTATTTACTTTATTAAACCTTATTATTCGAACGCTCGCTTCGCTCGGTTCGAACATTATGTTGTAAAAATGATTACTAGAATTTTATTTTGAAAATTTCATAGTCGAATTCTTCCTTGTCATAAATTTCTATTCTCGCATTGGCATGTGAGACCGCGTAATTATCTCCACCAAAATCATCCACAATATCAAACAAGACAAGCTCGTCTTTTCCAGAAAATTTTCTTAACCCACGACCAATGGACTGCAAAACCTTGATTTTTGACTTGTACGGACTGGCAAAAACAATGGAGTGAATATTCTTCACATTGATACCAGTCGAAAAAGTGCCATAACTGGCCAAAATAATACAGCCATCATTTGCCTCACACAGCGCTCTAACCTTCTCTCGTTCGATTACAGCGGTTTCTCCTACCACATAGTAAACGGGTCGATTCTCTGGCGAATCGCGCTCTAATAAGCTCCTAAGAAGCTCTCCATGCTTCTCAATGTATTGGAACAGCACCAGACAGTTATTTTTCTGTTTCAGGGCAAGGTTTTTTATAAAAATGTTGCGTTTTTCGTGCTGGGATATGAATTCCATTTCTTTTTGGTAATTCAGTTTTTTTACAATTTCACAGTCGGCTTGCTTGTGGTGTAGCTCTACCATGTTGATTTTCAGCTTGGTAATGATTCCTTTGTCCATCAAGCTTTTTGTTTTTTCCAAGGTATGCACAGCCCCAAACATACCCTCCAAAACCAATTGGTGCACCTTGGCGTCTTTAAGCGTACCAGTAAGACCAATCCTGTATGGACATTTTTTTAATTTTTCCATGATTCCACAAATAGAATCGGCTTCGGCTAGATGCACCTCATCAACGATGATTGAGTCAAACTGTCGGAAATATGATTCGTCAAATTCATAGATTGACTGCCAAGTGGAAATCACGATGTCCTTGGATACGGACTTGTCGAACAACGAATAAATTTTCTGACAGTGTTTTTGTGTGTCCCAGCCATTAATCCCAGAATAATCAACGAAATCCGAAAAAATTTGTTCTACAAGACTGGTAGTGGATACCAAAATCAGGGTTCGTTTTTTTGTAACCTGCATGAGCATTCTGGCAATCGAATAAATCATTGCCGATTTTCCGGATGCGGTCGGAGACACCAACAAACATCGCCTTTCTTTGGCGGCATAATACACACCAGAATATTGATATGCATACATGTCAAGTGGGATGATTGTTCCGTCATCTTCTTTTCTGGAAATGTTTTGGGACACAACCAGTTGGTGTATTTTTTCTGGGGTAACCGCGCCAACAATCGTTGCAATGGTTGGGTCAACCGAAACCACATATCCTTGTTTTTTTGCAAACGAAGCAAGTCTCGGAACAAGACCAACCGCTATTTTTTTGTTTTTTCCGTTTAGCAGCCGAATTTTTCCGTCCCATTGGCGACGACGATATCGCTTATCGAACTTGGCGTTTGGACTCATGAAAGTCATATAGTCAGATAGTTCCATGAATACCGACTTTTCACATTCGATTTTCGCATGGACATCAGATACTTTTGTAATAACGATATCGGGCTTATCCGCCATTTGTAAATCGTCTCCACTCAATAGCATTCCGGATAGCCCAGTTGCGGCGGTTTATTTCTTTTACCGTATTTTCCAGATATGTCACTACCTGTTTTTGCTCTTCATATTTTTCTTTTGCGGCACAATATTGTTCGTCTGCATCAAGATAGGTATCCAATTCCTGCTTCAGCACCTTATGATTAAACGGCGACTGCTTGTACACATCCGCAGGCGCGCGCCCACAATAGTAATCTGTGCGCTCTTTGAAAATCTTGTTGCATTCGGACTCTATTTTTTTGAGGCGCATTGCCTCTACTGTCAACAAACGAAAATATTTGTTGTGTAGCGACGGTGTTCTTAGTGATTCGTAGTCAAGTTGGACATCATCAATTTTCAGGTCTTTTTCAATGTCTTTGTGTAGTTGTTCAATCTTTTTTTCAAAGTCTTCATTACCAGTCATAATAATCTCCATGATTATTCAAATAAAAAATATGAGTACCTAAAGGTTGCTGTCACACGAACAGGTTCGTCTGTGTTTTGTGTATCAAACGAAATGGAAGAAATGTTGGATGGCCACATATCAAAAAAACGGATTACCCTGTTTGGATTTTCTTTATTGGTTCTGGTAATCAACGAACCGTCAGAATACCAATTATCTATTCCGGTTTCTCTCAATTCTGTCCGTGTTGGGTTGGCAATGGCCAACATCCACTTGTAAATTTCTACATACGCGTCCATGTTTTCATCGAGCAAAAAGGTCAGCGTCAGGTCATCGTATACGATTTTTTCACCAGGAATACCATAGTCCAGAACGCTAGTCGGGTGTAAAGTGTCACCAATGGTTACCCCAGGAAGTTCTACGCCATGCAACAACGAAATTGTGCAGTTCAGTTTGTCAATAGTGAACCCAAATTTTGTGGCGTCCAATAAATCTCTAGGACATCCTTTTCTGCAATCTGTAGACATGAATACCTCCACTTACAATTATATTTAGGCGCATAAAAAACCCCCAGCCGAAGCTGGGGGTCAAATCACCTAACCGTTCTTATTGTTCGATTAGATTAGGTTCAGGACGCGGAACTTACGGTAGTAGAAGTTCTGTCCGGCACCCAGACCGCTCTGACCACCTACTGGTGTACCCGCAATTGGGTCAACAATGGTAGCAAACGGGTTGGCCACGATACCATAACGGGTTTTGAAACCAATTTTTGGCTGGAAGCTGTCTTCACCGACCGCGCGTACCATTTCAAGCGGTACATACGGTGCCCAGAAGATACCAGCGTCAAACTGGTTCGAACCACGGTAACCAACGGTTACATAGTCGATTGTCGCGTATGGGTCAACATACACTTTGATTCTGCCGTTGATAACACCAGCAAACAGGTTGCCAGTATCGTCTACTTGCAGGTTGGTTGACATTGCCGGAGCGTAGTCCAGAATACCAGCCATTGCCAAAGCAGAAGCCACATTGCTTGAAGTGATTACGAAGTTACCACGACCACGACGGGTTGATTTGGCAATCTCGTTTGCTTCAAGTTCGATTTGGAACAGAACAGCTTTGAAGCGTTCTACGAACCAACGACCATCAGCGTCACCACCAGATACGGTTGAAGCCGCATCGAATGAACCAGTACCACCAAATCCGTACTTAGCGGAAATGTTGATAGTACGAATCAGTTCACGGTTCTGTTCTGCCAGAATTTCGGTAGACAGAATATTTGCCAATTCGTTTTCAGCGTCAAGACCGTGAATAGCGCGCAAGTCTTGTGCAAGTTCAGTGGTGTATTCAGCTTTCAGAGCGCGAGTTTTCGCTTCAACTGAAGTTTTTTCAATAGTGAATGCCATTTGGTTGAACGCGGTACCAGAATCAGTACCTTTTGCTTCACCAACAGCCACATCCATACCAACACCCTTGTCGGTTCCTACTGCTGGGTCACCAACACCGAAGAAGTCGGCTGGGAAACCAGAAGTGTCACCGGCGTGAGTGCCAGTACCAGAGTGTGCTGTGTTGGCTTCGCCGAACAGCGCTTCACCACCAGATTGGTTGGTGTAACGAGCACGGATAGCGAACAACAGACCAGTTGGGCCAGACATTGGCTGTACACCAGCAACATCAAACGCCAACAAGTTTGGAGTTGAACGACGAACCAATGACACCAATACTGGGTCATACTTGTCAACACCAGCGGTCACATTGTTAGCGTCTGAAGAAGTCGCTTCAACCATCAACTCGCGGCCAGTTTTTTCTTTGGTGAATCGTGCTTGGTTTTCAAGAACGATAGTGGTAACAGCCTTGCGGTACGGGTCTTCAATTTTCGGAAGAGCTTCGTGCTCAACGATAGGCTGCCATTTTTTCTTGATATCTTCTGACAGATACATGTTTTGCTCCTTAAGTGGTTTTCTTAACCGTTTTAATTATTTATGAAAATCAAATTTTTACGCTTTGGTTTGCTTGCTATTGCCAATAACTCGGCTGAACCCAGCAATCAGCGCAGCCATATCGCCGTCGTATGCAGTGCTTTCAATCTTTGAAGGCTTGTCTGAACCGGCGTTTTCTTCCTTAATCAATGAGTCGTCAACTTCACTGTCAATCGAACCATTGGTTTCAGAAGAAACAATAAAAAGCCCCTCTTTAATCGTGGTGGCCTTTTTAATGAAACTGTCTTCATCTTCGAAATCAACATCTTCAAGAAGTGATGCAAGGCGTTCCGCATCGGTAGCAACCATGCCTTCTTTCAGGTCGTTGATTTTCAGTTGTTTTTTCAATTCTTTTGAATTTTTGCTCAGAATGGCATTGGTAGTAATTTGTTCTTCCAAGCTATCTTCCAGTTCAGCAATCTTGGTTGCAAGTTCAACCATAACATCGGTTTTTTCTTCTGGAAGCTGGATGTTGTGTTGTTCGAACAGGCCCTTCAAGCCAGAAATAAAACTCTCCGCAATTTCGGTACGAATGCCTTGCTCAACAGCCAATTTGTTCTGTTCCATCCACTGTTCAGCAACAAATGTTGTATAGGTATCAACATCACTTGCCAAATTTTCGCGGATTAACTCGACTTGTTCTTCCAATTTGGTTGCATATTCTTCTTCAAGACGCGCAACAGTTTCCTCTTGGATTGATTTTACTTTCTCAGAAACAACCGCTTCGAAGATAGTAGTAATCTTGTCCTTGGTTTCTTCTGTTAGGTCTTGACCGTCAAAAAGAGCGGTAATACCAACGGTTTCTTCAATTTGAGTTTCGTCTTTTACTGACATTTCAATTTCCTCTTTGCAAGACTTAAAGTCGGTTAGAGCCATCTATGATAGTTATTTATAAATCTTAAATTTTGTGTATTTTTTGAAGAAAATCTTCAAATACGAGTATCATTGTTTCTTCGAGTTTTGCTGGTTTTACAGACCCAGCAGCGGCGTTGATTTGTTTGCGGTGATTGTCAATTTCAACCTCTTTCAGCAAGCCGTTATTCCACACCCACTCGCGTCCTTCCATGATTCCACGAACATATGCATCTGGGGCAGACGGGTCAGCAACGATATCCCCAGCGGTGTTTAGCATGAAATCCGACTGCACTTCGTGGACACCATTAACCTCTTTTAAGCTACCCAATCCGCGCGAAGAAACACCAAGACGACCACCATCTTCCATCAAGCCGCGAGCAATTTGGCCGGATGGTGATGATGAAATTTTTGCTTTTCCGATATAGTTGTCGCCGTCCTTTCGCAACTCAACAATTCGGTGGGATACCCTATCTAGGTTAATTGTTGGTGTGTTTGGGTGACCAAGTTCGCCATAAGCGCGATTCTGGTTTACCTGTTCGGCGATATACCTATTTACTTCACGCTCCATAATCGCAGATGGATATATACGACCATTGCGATTTTTTATATTGGCCTGCAAGAAAATACCTTCGATGAAAAAATCCTTTTTGCCGTTTTTCTCTTCTACTAGATAAGAAACATCTTCGGTTAATTCGGTAATAAGTTTCATCATCTTCGTCCTCTTAGTTTTTTTCGTTTCGCCGATAATGCGCGGCGTGTTGCACTGGAGTTTGATAGGCGTCTGGACTTAATGACTGAACGCTTTCTTTTTATTTTCGATGTTCCAGTGCGAAGTTTTCTTTTAATTTTCTTGTTTGCTATTCTTCGAGCCAGTCTTCTTTTTCTTCTTTCTGTCGCTTTTAGTCGAACTTCCTTTCCGCCCCGTATTGTAAATCCCGCCTTATCAGACACCCTCACATTGCGCTGAATTTTTCCCTTTCTTACGCGATTCAGTCGACGAATTGCTTCCTGTAGTTTGTTTGTTTCAAACTCTCGCTCTTCATCAATAAGCACGGAAATTTCATCAAATAGTTTCTCTGACAACATGTCAGCAAAATCTGTGAAATTCCGTTCTTCTATGTGCTTAATCAATTCTTTCCCAAATGACATGGTTGGTTCCTGTATTACAGATAACCGATTGCAAATGCACCATGAACCAAATCTGGATTATCAACATATTTCTTGCTTGTGATAACGATGGTTTTGCCTTTGTGTTTGATTGTCCAATGAGCAAATGGCTCGAACGAAAAAGAAACGGCTGATTTCTTGTATGCAGCTTCCAGTGGTTTTCTCATATCGACAATTGCGGCATCGCCAATAACAGACGCCACTTTTGCCAGAATTGGGTCTTCTTTGGATTCCCTGATTTCGTCGCAAGAACACTCATCTTCGCCATCTTCCATATCATCATCTTCCATATCATCATCATCATCTTCCGTAGATTTGGCTTCGGCGACAAAATACGAAGAAACTTCCTGTTTTTTTGCGGCAAGTTTTTCGAAAATTTTCGTAGAAATAGCCTGCGAAAACAGTGTTTTGTTTTCTGCTACCTTCCCGTCCTGAATATTTGTCACGAGTTCATATTCTGGTGAATGTTGTTTTTCGCTCATGGCGATTCTCCTGTGTTTCGAAATATTTATAAAATTAGAGACTTAGTGCCAATCCGGTGTTATCAGAAACGGCTCGGCGAAGGTCTTCTGCATACACACCATCGACTTGTTTTTTAACCGTGTAGTTCGACCCATGAATTCTGGCAAAGGTCAAATCATATGAGTCTGTTGCCTTGTTATAGGTAATGGTTAATGAATTTATCCCATCTTTTCCGCGCATCAATTGCATACTCAGCGTGGTGTTTCCCCGCTTGTCGCTACCATAAGCCAAATGTTTAGCGCCGGTCATGGTGATAAATTTGTTTTGTCCAAGCTGTTTCAAAATGATATCCGACTCAATTTTGCTTCGGTTGCTTTCTTCAACCATACAAGATATCCGTGAAGCGACTTCTTCTATTGCGTTATTCATTTCCGAACCCAAATTGTTGTGAGTCTCCACCAAAACCACCATCGGTATTATCATCAGCAACACCAGCGGCTTCTTTGGCTTTTCGTTCTTCTTCTATTTTTGTGTCTTGTTCTTCAATGTCATCATCGGTTTGTCTCAGTACATTCTTCCGTGCCCATTCTTCAGAGAAATACTTGCCAATGTATTGTTCAGCATCACCCATCAACGCAAATCGAGCCTGCATGATGGCAGCATCTTTCTCTTCTGTGATATAAAAATCTTGAATGTAGTCATACTGAATCTTATCGTAAATGGCGCTCCACTCATTTTCATTAATGATTTTTTTCAATATTAACTGTGTGCGAAGCGCGTGTAAGAACAGTCCATTAAAACGATTTCGCATCCTGTCAATGAATTTTGAAAATTTCAGTTCGTCTCTTGTTATGTCAGACGCGCGTCCCAACGAAATTGAGTTTTCTGGTTCTAATCTTGTGATAGGTACATTCAGCGATTTATACAGTTTTTTCTGCATGTAAATCACATCATCAATTTCACCAAGACTGGTTCCGCCCTGAAGCGTCGAAATCTCAGTACCCTTTCCCCCCTCACGGCGGGGTAACCAAAAATCTTCAAGCATTGACATGTAATCGTGGTCGTTGTCAACCTCACCAGTGACGGCGTTATATACCATCTTGGTCTTGTATTTGTTCATCATGTCGGCCACATATTGCTCTGCCTTTGTCTTTGGCAGGTTACCAACATCCAGATAAAATAATCTTCGCTCAGGCGCGCGCGCGAGGCGATAGATGACGGTGGCGTCTTCCAGTCGGGTAAGGTTATTCAGTGGCTTGATTGCTTTGTGTAAATGACTCAACACAAGTTTCTTTTCGGCATCCATCAAACCAGAAGTAACATTGATAATCTCTTCTGGTGCAATAATAACGGCCTGTCCGGTACTTCCGTATCTGAACTGTGTTGGGTTGTTGTAAATGTAGTATTCGCGATAACCAGAAACAACTTCGACGCCAGATTCGGTTCTTTTCTTAATAACTTCACGAACCTTCTTAAGGTGTAGTGGGTCTAGGCGACGCAATTCAACGAGTTTTGTTCCCTTTTCGTCCTTGATTTGGTGATAAAGAATTCTTCCGTCGATGTAAAACTCTCGGAAAATATCATATCCTTTTGACGAAAAACCAAGCAATGACATGATATAATCATGCTCTTCGCGAATCTTTTTCTTCACGCCATCCGACAAATCGACGCCATCAAGCACAATGTCGACTGGCTTCAAAACAGACCCAATAGTAATAGCGTCATTTACAATATATGAAATTGCTTCATCCACCTCAGCAACAAGCGCCATTTTTCGATATCGCTTAACCAAACTGTCTTGGTTATTGGCCTCACTGCCATCAATGTTTACATATGAGGAAACGACACCGCCAGCAGTAACGCCGTCTGTTTGAACTTCGATTGCACCATCGTCTTTTCTTGGTGGAGCAAAAGAAATATTGACAGATTCGATGTCCTGTTTTTCGGTGGATTTTTTAGATACTCGAAACTTAAAGTCGTATCCGAAAACTTGCATATTGATATGTCCTTGTCAAGAAACACTGGGGCTGTTCGCCCCAGTGTGCGTCAATATTTATTGGACATTATGAAGTGGTGTTTGAACTCCACGAAGTGACCTGCAATGTAACAGGGAATTCTTCGATGGTGTCGTTTGTATCAAATGCCAAATCAATCTGACCAACTTCACTCGGCCAAATGCCTTCCATTTTGTATTCTTTCAACACTTCGCCCTTTCTGCCAAGTTGCTGAACAATACCATCAACATACAACTGGCTCAAATCGAGTGAGCTAAAGTTTTCTGAATGACTGTTGATTGCATTTGACCAACGCTCGAACGCGTCTCTCAGCATGAAATCGGTATCGTTGAATACTGTCAGTGACCATTCAATATATGTTCTATCGCCAGGAACTGGCAGAACACGACCTTGGAATGGAACTTGGATTGGGCCAATAGTGGAACTTGGTAGTGCGGCAGAACGACACAAGAATGCCATCTTTCTCGTTTCTTGTCCGCTAGTTAGCGCAACCGTAGGGAACGGAAGAATCACTTTGTATAGGTTAGGGCGAGCGCCACCACCAACAAGTTCTGCCTTAAATTGATTAATATTCACTCGATTTCTCCTTTATTATGCGCCAACTTCTTCGAACGACACGCCAGTGCGAACCGCAATGAAGTTCAGTCGAATGAAATTAATTGACCTAGCTGGTTTGATATAGATATCACCAACAAACTCGTTTCTGTCAATCACTTCCGGTGTGTTGTTTGTTGTATCGGCAACAACTCGGAAGTCATAGATACCACGACGGCCTTGAACATCACGCAAGAACGGCTCAACCATGTTCTTGAACTGTGCGCGAGTAAACTCGTCGTTGAATTCAAACAACTGATATTTTGCTGCTGTAGCAATCGCCTTTTCCAACACAATAAACAGTCGACGAACATTGATTCTGTCGAACGCGCTTGGGCGAGACAACATGGTTTTGTCGCCATACAACACAGTGCCTTGACCAGAGAAATTAACCACTGGATTCACGCCATTCTTGTACAGTTCATCGCGCTGAGTTTGGTTCGGGCTGTATGCCAACTTGACAACATTCTTAACCAGACCGCGATTAAAACCAGCAATCGAATACCAAGGGTCGGAAACATTGTCGGTATATGCGGCCAAGCCAGCAATATCACCGTTCAATGGAACCCAACGGAAGGTATCGTTGTATCGGTCGTATTGTTTTTTCCAGTTATTGTCCATGAAGCCATATGAAGAGCTATTGAACTGGTTTCTGAACGCAACGGTATCAGCAACTTCGTCACCTGGATTGTTTACGACATCAGATTTTTCTGGGGAAATGAATACCACACAGTCTTTTCTGTATTCGCCGATATTGTCCAGAACCCATTCTGCTTGTACTTGGGTGGCTGGGCCTGTAACAACTAACGAAATGTCAACCTCTTCGGCATTTCTGAACATTTCATATCCATCGGTGATATCAACACCAATGTTATCGTCAACCCCGCCAGACAATTCTGCAAAGAATTCGTTTTTGATTGTCAGCGTACCAGCGACTTCCAACGGCAACAACATATTAATCATGTTTGGTGCTGTTCTGCTATATTCGGTGCCTTCCACCAGGGTAGAAGTACCAATGGTAACAACCAAGGTATCGTCCGCATCGAAAGGTGCGGTAGTCGTAATGGTTGCTGGGGTAACAACAACGGCAATTGTTCCGCCAACTGGGAAGGTAGCACCACCATTCAGTAGGGTGAAGTCCAATTCGTCTGGTGTTGGAGACGCGTTAATTGTCTTGGTGTAGTCAACGCCTTCCACCAACTCAACTGGGCCAGAACCAGAATCGAAAGTAACATACAACAAATCTGTTCCAGAAATGTCAGTTGTCAGTGCAACAACACTTGGGTCTAGTGCAGCAACAACAGTTGATTCCGAAGAAATTGAATTGGTTTGGCTTGCATTGGTGAACGCGGTTTCGTCTGCTCCACCACCAACCCAAATGTATCTGGATTGCTGGGTGATGACATCTTTGTAGTACACATTCGAACCATCCGAAGACTGGGTACCAGCAACAGTTGACAAGAATGCAAATTTTTCCAAAATATTACCGGCGATACCAGTCCATGTACCGTCACCGTCAACAACTACCAAATGAATTTCGTTTGCTGCTGGGGCAGAATCAAACGCATCAGCGAATGTCCATGAAGAATAGTTTGCTGAGTTTTGGGCATACACTTGCAAACCATTTCCAAGAGAACCAGGATATTTTGCAAAAAATTCTGAGCCATCAAGAACGATTCCGTCAATCTTATTTTCATAATCAGTTTCGTTTTTGATAAGAACGCCTGTTCCCGAAGAACCAGCGTTTACGGCAAGAGAACCAACAACACGGACAGTTTTCAGGTTATTTGAATATGCCAAAAAGTTGGCAGCACTGAACCATGATGCCGCAGTGTCGTTATCTGGCTTGCCGAATCTTGCAGCAAGTTCGGTTTCGGATGCGATAGTTACAATCTCTTCAACCGGACCCCATACGAAAGGACCAGCAAACGCACCGATAGAAGTTGAAACTGCCGGAACCCCAAGGGTAAGGTCAATCTCATTTACATCAATAATTGGACTTAGATAGAAGGCCATCGAAAATCTCCCTAGTAGGAATTCTGAAAAATATTCAGTATATGAATGTTCCTACAGGTATTTATAAAAATGGTTTGTTGGGAAATCACCATTTGGCGCTTGTCCAGCGAGTGCCATCAGAATCGACAAAACTGCTATCGCTGATTCCATCAGAAAAAATACCAACCGGCGTCAATTCTTCTTCTAACATCCTCATTTGGTCTTCAAACAATTTTTCACGAAAATCATGTTCCATGTAATCTTTGAAAAACTGCTGGGTGGTTAGCCATGCAAACAAAACCAGTGTCATGGCCATATCGTCGTTCTTGCCTTCTTCGGCGGCGTATGAGCTTCCTTTGGAAATGAAGGTGGTTAGCTCGGACACCGTATCAAAATCGTTCAAAATCAATCCATCGCTTTCTACGAGCGTCTTTAGGGTCGAACATCCAATGTTCTTGACTTGTGGGCTGGTTTTTACCCCAAGCTTGGAATTTCCGGAAAATCCACCACCAATAATTTGACCTTTCTTTGTGGATGTGGTAGTGAAAAACACATTTTCGTATTCCAAATCATGGTACAAGATTTCGGCAACTTGGCCACCGATATCATTCACCTCAACCAACACATCGGCCTCGTTGAACATCTTGGCCACTTTGTAGATGATTTGCGGATACATGATTGGTGCAATTTTATTGTCTTTGTATGCGGCGACTTGTTTGTATGGAAAACCAGTCACATCAAAAACAGAAAACGCACTGTAGTCCAATCCAACACCGCGCGCCACATCAACCACAATTGTGTATTTTTTTTCTGGCTCCGGTTTTTCGAAAAATTTTATGTTGTTTGAAGTGGATAATGGATTGTGGAATGCCAATCTGGCCAGCACATGACCAGAAATAAGAGTGTTGGCACTACCCAAGAAAAGACATTCGTGCTCTTGTTCAAACTGCTTTTCGCTAGTGTTGGCAATAGTCTCTTCTTTCCATTCTTCATCACGACCAGGAACATCTTGCCAATGCACACGAATCGGAACATATGAGTTTCTACCTTCGGTTGCATCGGTCCATAGTTTGTAAAACAGGTTCATGCCATTTGGGGTAGAAACAATAATAACTTTCGTGTTTTTACCAGAAGCAATGGTGGGATAAACGGACTCAAAAAATTCTTCGGCCAAATTGTTACTAACATGCGCAAATTCGTCAAGGAAAATCAAGTTGTATGAGTTACCACGAACTGAGCTTGAACTGGTGGACGCCGCAACGACACACGACCCATTTTCGAGTTCAATCTTACCTTTGTTCCATGTGCGCACACCTTGTTGTATCCATAAAGGAAGATTTTCATATGCAGTGCGCAATCTTCCTAACTGTTCTCTTGCAAGCGAACCTTTGTTTGCCAAGATACAACAGTTCTTGTCCGCTTGGAACAGCACATACCACAACATAAAACCGGCAATCGCGGTGACCGACTTTCCAACCTGTCTTGGACACAATGTAATAGCAAAACGATTTTTGTTATATGTTTCAACCATCGTTTTCTGGAAATCAAACATTTTGAAATCCATTAAACCGTGGTCTAGGTTAATGATTTTTACATATTTTTCGATGAAGTAAATTGGGTCTTCTGAGCACTTGATATATTCCGCGATTTGTTCTTTAGTAAAACCTACGGTGTTGTACATGCCCTTTAGGTTTGGGTTGTTTTTGTATGTCTTATACTCAACCCCAGCAGCATCGGTAACTTTGGTGGCCATTACTCACCACCATCTTTCAGTTGTTTTAGCATTTTCTGTAGGTCGGCTGTGCTTCCCACAAATAAATTATTATTGACCGTTTGTGGGTTCTTTCCTTGTTCGGGTTCTTTATCTTTCTTGATTTTTTCTGTGCGCGCATGTACTTCCAGCAAGTCTTTTGACATGTCAGAAATGTTTTTGATTAGTTGGTTTGCCACTTCATACGCACGCGGGTGTTGGCTGAGCTTTGCGATTTCCAAAATATCTTCCAGTGCATCACCGGCTCTCGAAATGGTGGCGCGAATGGTTTCACGGCTCTGACGATAGTCTTCGTCCAAATCGGCGGACATTTGAGAATCCCCCGTGCGCGCGGGTACACGGGCGCTCTCGCGCTCGCGCGTATCTTGGTTTGCTTCTATTATTTCGCCGGAAATTGGCTGTGCGTGGTCTTCGTTTGTTTGGTCTATATCAAAAACTTCACACAAAATTTTATCATGATTATTATCAATAGACATTATTCTATCCTAGCAAGTTCCACCATATCAACAGTGACATCATCGGCTTCGGTATTATTAACAGAAACCTCCACATTGTTAGTCAAATCCAGTTCTGCGGAAATGACATGCGAAACCACATCACCAACAACAGCACCCTGTTCAGAAAAAACGGTTGGCGAAGATGGATTTTTGTGGGCAATGGTGAATTCATATACACCGGATGTTCCGGCTGTCTGGTTAGAAACGGTTACCAGATATTGGATTGCCCTAAAATCCGCAATGGATATGGATAGAACAACTTTCGATGTTCCGGCCAATACTATGTCTGTTATCTGAGCCATTATGCCACCACCGTTTCTATTTTCGTAGTTCGTACCGTTATTCGGTGTAATTCGTTGTTTGTTATCAATACCCTAAACACACCATCCACAATATCAACCGTTATGGTATGAGAAATCGAATCACCAACCACCGAGTATTTATTAAAAACCGGCAAAATTCCGTTGCTGTGTGAAGCAATCAGTTCATATGACTGCACATCGGTATTATCACTTTCTTGCACAGTAACAAAATATTTTGCATTCTTTACTTCGGATACACTAAACGAATCAACCACGACTTGTTCTGTTGGTGTGATATCCGTCTTGGTATAAACCGCGCCGATTGGTGGTTGTGATAGACATGTAATTGTTGATATTCCACCAGTACCGACGGCGGTTGATTCGGCGATAATATTGGCAATGGATGTTTCGATGATTCCGCCAGAATTTGATACTGCTGGATACAAATAACCTTTGACCGCAAAACTCAACACCCAAGTCAATGCGCGCAAATCATCAAACGCAGACTCGTATGTGTCTTCTAATGTTACGCCAGTCAATTCAATTTTGATATCGGTTGCGACACCAAGTTCTTCCAAATCCTTTATTGTTACCGTCAATGTTGGGGTAAAAAATGGTAGGATTTGTTCTGCAATCTGCAACATGTCGTCCATGTTTTTTGTCATGATTGCCAAATCAAAATCCCAAATAAAAGGAACTCTGTTATATGAATATGCCGAACTAGATGGGTCTGAGCAGTTTCGAAGCTTAATGCCGGATTGTAGTTTTCTTGAAGAGTCGTATGTAATACCAATCAAATCATACGCAATCCTCGGTAGCACCATTTGAATTCCAGTGTCAACACCAAGCAATGATTTGTCTTGTTGCAATCTGGTCAAATATGCTTGGTGTGGCCCATATGACAATGGAACCTCAATGGTATCTACGACAACACCGTTGTTATCTAGTCGTTGGATGGAAATATCATTAAACAGCGAACCAAACGCTATTGATATTTTTCTTGTTATTTCGTGATAGAAATACGGCCCAATCATCATAGATTACCAAATGGGTTGTCTTCGGTGAAGTCGACAATATTACTTGCTTCTTGCTCGATAATGTCATTTCGGGCGAACGGGTCTTTCGAACTATCATCCGCATTTTCAAAAATATCTTCAACCGAGTCGATTTCCGGATATCCAGTATCCAATACCTCTTGGCTATATTTGAACATTTCACAAGATAGCTTAAACACGGTCAATGAACCAAGAGGATAAAACGGACTTTCGTCCTCCACATGAGTAATCTCCAACAACCCTTTTGACATGGGAAGCCAAATCAAATCACCCTCCCTCGGCCTTTCCAAATTTGGAAAAACCTCAGCAAATCGACGCCGCGCAACAACAAAAGTTGCCTTGTCTTTGATTGATAGTCCAAATCGAGACAAGAAATCTGCGTCTCCCTCAAATCCATCAACAGACTCAATTAACATTTCAATTGTTTTGGCGTCGTTGAATTGAGACTCAATGTCTTCGTTATAAAACGAGTCCAGATTCACAACCTCACGGTGTGAGTACAATATATCCATACCATTGAACTTGATTGTTTCAATGGTTAAGTCCATCAACATGTTTTGTTCTGGTGATGCCGAGTGAAATCCAGTCCACGGGTTGGTCGCCATATTTTACCCCTTAAAGAATTCAATTGGTGCCGAGTGTCCGGTCAACAATTCTTCTTCCAGCAATCGAATTTCTTCTATGGCCTCGTCATATATTTCTTTGCCGTTCATCGTGATGCCACCTGGCAAAGAAACATTGTTGAATTTTTTCATATTAATGCCCCATTGTTTTTTAATGAGAGCGGTTGCATATTCTTTTAGCCATCGGTCAGACCAAACATCCGGATGTTGTTCGACATCAACCAACTGGTATGCTTCCATAATAACCACACTTTTATCTGCGCAAAATTCTTCCCAGTTCATTTCAATTTTCAGTCTGTTCATGTGTTTGTTGAAAGAAATGACGGGTGTTCTGTCGAAGAAATAATTAAACAAGTCGATGTGTTGGTTTGCGATATACCAATCTTGTAGCGCAGTGCCAACATTGGTGATTTCAAACACCTCGTCCAGCATGAACTGATATCGGGCATTGAATAATGGGTCGGAATAATATCCAGTCGTATTAAACGGTAGTAACCGAACGACGCTTTGCACAGTTTCCGGTAATACGATATATCCACGATTTATGTCTTGTTGCGTGACAACATGCTTCATGAACACCTTTTCTGTGCCCTCGAAGTGGTGTTCTGCATATAGCAGTAATGCGTCATCAATGCGGTCTTCTACCTGGACATCCTCGACATTGATTTCAATGACTGGCGCACCAAGCTTGCGAAGACAATATTGCTTAAAATTTTCTCTGTAGACAGATGGAGTTGTCATTTGTAGTTACCATTAACAAGAACATCCATAACCATGTCGCGAATGGTTGCGATTGGTATAGATGAAACGAGTCCTTTTTGCATAAACCCATCGTTATCAAACGGTGTATTTGGTGTACTAACTATATAGTCAAACAATCCAACAACATCACCAGACACAACACCCTCAACACCATAATTCACATATGCTTCCGATATGTCTTTTACATCGCTGATAATCATGAATGCTTGTTGTACCCCAAGAAAAGCATACATAATTGCTTCCACATATTGCATTCTGGCTTTTCTGGCTTTTGAAGAATTTTGGTGAAACCTCAGCCCATAGTGAAGTATTTCTTGTTGTGGTATCACTTGTAGTTGCTTGTCTTGTGATACCGCAAAATATTCAGCAGCTAATTTTTTTTCAGCAACGGAAAGATTTGTCCATCCTATCGTCGAAGCCAATATAGTAATTTCTTTCCTAATCACTTTGTAATCTTTTCCGGCGGTTGTTCCGAATTTGTGCCAATTTGTGATGCTAGACACATCTTTATAGCCGACAGGAACTTGGTCGCCGGTACCAACAACAATAAATTTTGGACTTCCTGCTAATTGGTCATTGTTGTATGAAATTTCTGTAATTGGTTTATCAGAAATCTTATATGCGCACAATCTCATCGTATTCTCCTAACAACAAAAACACCAGACACAAAAGACAATACCCCAACGGATGTTTTTGCTCGTAGCGATATCTCCACATTGCCATCAGACGAAATAATAGCCATAGTGTGCAATTGCACGGATGTTCCAGTGGAAGTTCTGTTTTGTGGCCAAGAAAATATTCTATTGCTGAGTGGGATATCCGTATTTCCATCGAAAATGGATATCACAGCCTCCTGTGATTGGCTATCTCCGTTTATTGTTGCAGAAGCAATAATTTCCCAATCACCGACAGGCAGTTGCATCGTTGTCCCTGTTATGACAATAAACGACTGCGATTGAATAACACTTCCGCCCAACTGGACTTGGAAAATTCCTGGCATCGCTTGTTGTTCTGGTTTTATATTCCAGTCAGAAAATTCGGACGCGTCAAATTGCTGGCCGCCATACATATAGACGATGTTGCCAACAATGCGATTGATTTTATATTCGCTGTCACCACGAACAACAGTCAATAGTTTGTTTGGATTTTGTGAAATAATTTGACCCAATGTAGCCATTATGATGGTCCCAAATATTTAATAGTAAATGAACACTGAGCGCCAAACAAAGTTCCGTTGTTGCCGGACGGTCTGTCACAAACAACCCTAAATTTTGTGGTTGCCGCAACACAGTCTGTTTCGATGACATAAGAGTGCATACCAATGTTTCTTCCTCCGGATGCGGATTGTCCCCTATTGGCAGAACCAGTCCCAGTAGACCTATTTATCCTGCTATATGCACCACCATCACTGCGCTCAATGTATGTTTCGAGTGAGCCTTCTAGCGAAAAAATTGCGTAATCCATTTGACCGTTGGATACCGCATGTAATTCATATCTCCCAGATTTCACACAAGTAAATTCATTACTTCCGCTTACTGTTATGATGGATGTGTCTGGGATTTCCACTCCGGTATAAGAAATAACAGTTGTTGTGGTAATCGGAATACTTCCGGTTGCCCTAGACACATGACTTCGGATTCTTGTCAATGCGGCAATGGCCTGTGCTATTCTCAGCGCAGTCCAAATTCGTTGAGTTGTTGCAGCGCCGCCCTCTGCCTCTGCTTGCGATATGATTGACGGTTGTCCGGAAATATTGACATCCCATGTTGCACCAACGGTTGCACCAGCAGAAATACCACCAAGTTTCGTTCTTTCTGTCGATGACATTATCACGCCAGACCCAGCGTCCGTAATTAAATCGAGAACCGGCTTGTTGCCATGAGTATGCAGACCGCTTCTTTCCGCAACCGTAATAATCGCACCAGAACCAACACTGGTTATACCATCAAGAACTGCTTTGTTGGAATGGGTGTGCAACCCACTTCTTTCCGCAGCCGTAATAATCGCACCAGAACCAACACTGGTTATACCATCAAGAATTGCTTTGTTAGAGTGGGTGTGTAAATTAGACCGCTCGGTTGCGGTAATAATTTGTCCAGAACCAACACTGGTTATACCATCAAGAATTGCTTTGTTAGAGTGGGTGTGTGATGATGCTTCTAGTGCATCAACACGACCATCCACTTCATCAATAGCAGCTTGTACTTGTGTCGCCACCAAACCAGAACCAACATTGTCATACGGCACTTCGCTTGCATTTTGGTCAGCAGTAGCACCAGATTCGATACCGGCCAACTTACTTCTTTCCGCAGCCGTAATAATCGCACCAGAACCAACACTGGTTATACCATCAAGAATGGCCTTGTTGGAATGGGTATGTGATGATGTTTCTAGTGCATCAACACGACCATCCACTTCATCAATAGCAGCTTGTACTTGTGTAGCAGTTAGTCCAGATGTGGTGTTGCTGTAAGGAACCTCACTTGCATTTTGGTCGGCGGTAGCACCAACTTCTATACCAGCAAGTTTTGTTTTTTCGGAATCCGTGAATTCATTTGTGTTCGCGTTTGACTCATAGAGAGTCTTTATTTCGGACGCGGTTGGATTTACTTCCGCACCATCTTCGATGCCAGCCAGTTTTGTTTTTTCTGTTGGTGTCATCCATTTATTTGTCGTGGATGCCGAATCATCAATATCATCCGAATCAAGAACAACTGCGCCGATTTGTCCGTTTACTGAATTCACGGCATCATCCGTTCCGATTTTTTCCCACGAGGACGATGTTCCGTTGTACACAACAGACTGTCCAGCAGCAAATGTAATTGGCCCAGAACCAAAGTCCTGTGTACCACCAACAGACACCTTGTAGTTATCACCATTAGAACCAATACCATCGGCTAGTATTGGTGTATTGGTTGAAGCGTTCCACGCACCTTTATAATCACCGTTTTTTACCGCATCGGGAAGCTGAGAAAGCGGAACAGTGCCGGAACCATCAAGAGAAGCATACCCACCAACAACACCTTTGTTTGTGGTCTGTTCTGCCGAAGATAGTTGATTTCTTTCCGCAACCGTAATAATTGCACCAGAACCAACACTGGTTATACCATCAAGAATGACTTTGTTGGAGTGGTCATGCGACGATGATTCCAAGGCATCAACACGACCTTCCACTTCATCAATGGCGGCTTGGACATCGACAGCAACCAATCCGGAACCAACATTGCTGTAAGGAACCTCGCTTGCATTTTGGTCGGCGGTAGCGCCAACTTCTACACCAGCAAGCTTACTTCGTTCGGCAACCGTAATAATCGCACCAGAACCGGCATTGGTTATGCCATCAAGAACTGGTTTGTTTGTGTGGCCATGCGACGATGACGACAAAGTATCAAGTGTTGTGTCGATTTCATCAATCGCAGCCTGAACATTTGTTGCAGCCAATCCAGATGTAATATTGCTGTACGGAACCTGTGTGGCAGTTTGGTTTCCGGTGTTTATTCCAGAAATAGCAGCGAGTTTATTTCTTTCCGCAACCGTAATAATCGCACCAGAACCAACACTGGTTATACCATCAAGAATGGCTTTGTTGGAATGAGTATGCAGACCACTTCTTTCGGTTGCGGTAATAATTTGTCCAGAACCAACACTGGTTATACCATCAAGAATGGCTTTGTTGGAATGGGTATGAGAGGCGACTTGTAGATTGGTAATTTGCGATGTGTGCAAGCCAATTGAAATGTCGTGTGTATCTAGTCTGGATTCGTGAGAAATCACATCAGCCTGCAAGATGGAAATAGCAGACGATTGGGATGTGATGGTACTATCTATCACACCAACTCTATCTTCTACCTCATCAATAGCTGCCTGAACTTGTGTAGCGGCCAACCCAGATGTGGTATTGTTATATGGAACCTCACTTGCGTTTTGGTCGGCGGTAGCGCCAGATTCGATTCCGGCCAGTTTTGTTTTTTCTGTTGTGGTGAAAGCAGCCGTAATTACATCAAGGATAGCCTTGTTGGTGTGGGTATGTGATACACCCTCAGCACTGTCGACGCGAGAATCCAAACTGTCAATGGCAGACTGTACATTGCTAGCAGGAATGCCACTCGCACCACCATCATAAGGAACTTCCAGCGCTCGCTGGTCGTCCCGCATGATATCTGGAATAAAATCTTTTATGCTAGGCATGTGTATTCACCAATTAGAACAATAGTTTCCAGCCGATAGCAACATCGCCCGTATACACGGCTCTAAAATTAATGTTTGAGTCATCAACATCAACATCTAGTGGTTGACCGGAAATGTTTTCCGCACCGCCTTTCAAAATTACCTTGTTTGTTGCGAATGTTCCCTTCATATCAACAATTTCTACTGTGTGTCCAATTTCTGGTGATGCCGGAAGGGTTAGTTCGATGATACCAGCACTTGTATCCGCAAAAATCCGGTCACCGTTTTCCATCGCATAATCGCTAGAAACAGCCGTCCAAGGTTTGGCAAATACGGAATTCAGGCTGTCCAAATTATCATGAGAGTGTAGCGTCCCCGTGTCTAGTAGATTCAATCCATCAACCGTTGCAAAAGGATTTGCGCCGGTGATTTGTGGATTGAGTACAGCAAGACCTTCGTAAACACGAATGACATCGCCGGTTACGCCGTGCTCAAGCTCGATATCATACAGATATCTGCCACCACGAAGCACATCGGATGTTTCTGGCAGCATCTTTATTTTGAAATGTCCATTGACAGCATCGACAACTTCTATTACAAAATCAATGGCGCGATATGCAATGAAGGTTTTCTTCATTTGCGCACGAATATTATAGTCAGTCAAGTCGATTACTTGGTCGAGTTTATCATAGGCAATATAAGACTCTTCGAATGAAGCGCCTTGGTCAATAAAAATATTTTTGGTTCGTGCCATTATTCATTACCGTTCTTTTTGTCGTGTGTTCGCTCTTTTTCTTCCAATATTTTTACGCGAACTTGCAAATCTGTCATGTCGGTAGACATCCCCTGCAACCGCGCTTCAATTTTCTGAATCGTTTTGTCCCATGACTCCATTTTCGTCATCATGGCGGACAGTTCTTCTCTGGTCGTGATTAGGAGCGTTATGATGGTAATCAGTAACACAGAATTCCATATAGCATCCAGCCTCAATTCTCGCACAACACTACTTACGGTTGGCGATGATGGCTGAACTTCCTGTTTCGGTTTTTTTGTTTTTTCGTCTACCATGACAGTCCTTGATTGTTAAAATGGTTTGTAACTATTTATGACAAACTCATCCCAAACATATCAAGGGGCTGGCGGAATAATCACCACCGAAATCGCATCCACTTCCGCCACAGTCGCCGCCGCATCAACCAAGTCTTCTAGTTTTTGTCGCTGGCCAAAAATGCACCCAGAAAACTGTTTGAACATAAGAGCCTTTTCCAGAATTTTTGTTATCAACAATGTTTTGTCGATATTTCGTTCTGTTGAAATTTGGTCAATTAATGGGGTGCTGGCTAAATTGTCGCTTTGCCAAGCAATTGCTTCTGCTTCTTGTTTGTCCCAAGAAAAAACTTCCGAACGAGGATATTGCAGTAGTATGGAATTCATGATGTTATCAGCCATCGAATTTATTTCGGCTTTTTTTCTCGCCTTTATGCTTTCTAGGCTCTGGACAACCGGAACATAAACAACCGCACCACTAACAACCAGATATGATTGTATGTCGGATTTGATTTCCGCAGCAAAATCAGAATCAACAACAACAAATGGTTTTTTTGGTTTTATTCCATTTTTGGTTGCCGACTTTGGAAGGATACCTTCAATTTTTCCGGTTGTCTGGTTGTATGAAATATAAAACATATGGCACCTTATTCTATTCTAATTATTTTGATATTTGCTTTTCCGTTGGATGGGAATCCGCCAGAATATGCTCCTATCAGTGTTAGGGTATCGCCAGTCAATTCTCTTTGGAAATCCACACCTTCGACAAACTTAATAGCAGCACCATTATCCGCTCTATCATAGTAGGTAAATTCTATGATATCGGTAAGGCCATAAGACATGTTGTATGGTTCCGGTGCCAAAGGATATGCGTATACAGTAATTGCCGTTTGTCCAGAAGTAACATCATATTCTTGTTGCTTTTCTTTACCAAACAAAAGCTCCACGACACCAGCACCATTATCGCCCGCTCGTTGTTCTACAGTCACATTTCCGTTGTTGGGAAACTGGCCAGTTGCACCAAAAGCAGCGGCAGTAAGAGTAATGGTCTGTGTTAGTTCATCTTTTGTATAGTCAACATTCTCTACCAATTCGACAGGAATACCATCGTCGTATGTAACAACCAATACATTTGAATCTTCAAATATAAGGGTTGTAGTTGTTACAAAGGTGTCTGCCGCAAGAACCGCAATAACCTCTGTGTCTACAATACCACCAGGCAAAAACTCAACCCAGTAGGTATATACATCAATTGTACCGGCATATGTTCCAGTAAACTGAATATCAGTAGAAGACACGATTTCATAATCACTACCTTCATTCAATCTATACGGCGAAACAACACCATCATCATAATACACATCATTGGTTGTCCCAGAAAGGCTTGTTATTGTTGGCATGGAAACTAATGGGTTGACCCCAGCAATAGCCGTACTTTCGTTTTCCCTAATACCAACACCGTTATATTTTAGTCTCAGCTTATGCTGACCATCAATCTGTAGCGATTTACCTACCACATGTTCTGTGTATCCACCAGAAAGCCCATCCTGATAGTATCTCATGCGAACATAGTTCAATGCATTCATCGCAGTGGTTGGAAAAATTGAATCGTCGCCAATCGCCGGATGGTAATACTCTGTTGTTCCGAGAGACGGAGCGCCCTGTCCGCCAATGGCATACCAAAGACATTCCACATCATATGGGAAAGTATTTTCAACATAAAAACTGAAAATATCGTATTTTCTTAAATAAAGGGAACCGGCGGCATTGTTTGCATTAATCAATGGAGTAAGTTGCATGTGCGTAGGGCCAGAAAGAACAATCAGGTTCGCTCTGGTTACGGCAATAGTACCACTGTCTGGAAATCCGGCAGTATATGGGCCAATCAGGGTAAGTTCTGCTTCCCCTGTAATTTCAAAATCCCTGTCTTTATACATTGTTACCGGAGTAAGAGTTGTTGTGTCAACAAAAACAATTGTTACTTCATTGACGCCCTCTTCGACAAACATTTCTTGTAGTGTTATGACTGTTTGTCCATTGGTAACATTCTGGTTTTCTGTTTGTCCAAATTGTTTGATTTCCGTATTTACAACAAAATTCTCAAAAGGAACTTGATAGTTTGAAACCGAAGCTGGGATGGTTGCAATGCCCCATCTAAGTTCAAGTCCGCCAGAAAATTGTGCATACTTAGATGTATCAAGATAATAATCCTGAGTTCCTGGGAGTTGTCCAAATCCAGGCCCATCAAAAGGAACATCTGTTTGGGTACCCAACATCAATGCCTTAAAGTCATCCAATGAAAGAAATACATCGGATGGTGCAGCACCAGAAGTCGTTAGCAATGTGATGATATCGAAAATGTTAGTTGGTCTGGCAATACCATGTGCTATCGCCGTAGCTGGCTGGGTCTTATCATCCAATTCCTCGATTACCGCCTGAACATCAGCACCAACCAAAGAAGTGCCCGCATTATCAAACACAATGTCTTCGGCATTGATTGTACCACTGATACTATTCAGCACATCAATAATTTCATTGAATTTTATGCGCCACGAATCGAATGACTCGGACTTAAGGACATGCGGTGGAATTGGTAGTGTGATAATGGCCATTATTTGTTGCCTATCGAATTAGCTATTGTTTTCAGTAAATCTTTCATTTCGCCCATATCATTATTTATTTTGGATACTGTTTCTTCTAGTGCAGCAATTCTTTTTTTGTCTTTCATTGTGCGAGACTTGGCCTCGCGCGCGCGGGCAAGCGCGGTATTGTTTGCGTTCAGTATTGCTCCGGTTTTTACATCGCGAACCAAGTCTGGTTCGCCTTCTACCGGAGCAAATCTTTCTGGGTTCCTTTCAATATTCAACATCATTATGTACCAAGTGCAATTGCCCTAAACGCGCGAATAATTGGTGGACGAGAAGAGTTTCTAGCGCGCATCACTAACTTGACTTGGAATGTCGAGAACTGTGATGCTGAAACCAAATCGTCAACCTCATACTCATATTCTTCATATCGAGTTCTATCGCTGGTCACACCTGGTTTTCTAACGACGGTCATTTCCGTCCACCCTTGTTCCGCGATATTAATCGCATCCGAGTTGGTTCCGCGATAATAAACAGTAATATCAGAATCGTTTGGTCTATTTGCATCAAATAGGATACGAAGCCCATTGGATGTGCTGTTAAGCGGAATAGCCCTTGTGATATATCTCGCAGAAGACTTCTGACCATAAGCAGTTAGCTCATCAGAAATGTCTGAGAAATATTCAATTCGATTTGATTTCGCATTACATGCTACGCGGGTAGAATCAACCAGCGGCGACAGGTTACGAACCGCAGTACCAATTACAACATGCAATTCGAATGACTTCAGACCACCAAGTTTGTTCAGTTCGTTAATATCCGACGCGACAATATATGGACGACTCATGTCCGTGTATTCATCCATTGTGATTGGAGAAACATTGACATCGCGAACATATGAGCCTGTGGCAAACCCAGGAACTTGTTTTCCGGTAGTCATGCGCACGAACGCGCGCGCCTGCGTACCTTTCGGAACAAGTCTCTGTACTAACGGATACAACGAATCAATTTGAATCTGGCGAGTTGCCTGTGCGACTGGCCCACCAAAATCAACACCAAGATTCAAAAGTTCCAGCCCATTCTCCGACATATCAATGTAATAATGGTCAATACCGGAATTGAATATCGTCCAAGTACCATCAATAGTAACGGCTGGTCCTGTTGTTACCGCAGTTGTTCCAGCCAATACAACTTCACTACCATCCACCATGCCATGGTTTCGTTGGCTAACTTTCACCAAGAAAGTGGTATCGGCAAAGAATGGGTTGTTCTTCATTTGCTGCGCCGGAACTTGTTTGTTGTCGAATACCAATACAGTGTCAATATTGTCATTGACATCTTGGAAATCCGCGATGTTCATAGTGAACTTCAGGTCTTTGTCCTGTTCCGGAGTCCATGTGGATGAGTTTGACGATACCAACATCACGCCCAAGTGCGATTGTTTGGTAACTGCTTGTCCACTCAGGATATCAACTTCACCCATTTGGGACATGAATACATTGTACTTATCGGTGTTGGTCTGCAACACGAAGCAATATTCGATGCCTTCTTTCAGGTATACCGGAGCACTGAAGGTGAATCTGGTAGGAACGGAACCATCAGTGGACACAGAAATTGCGGACGGGTTTTTTGTCACCTCGCCAAACGGGATAATTCTTTGTGTCGGGAAGCCATTTTCTACTTCACGAATTTGCAGCGTAACCGGAATGTTTTGGTCTTTCGATGCAAAATACAAGTCGATACTCGTTGCGAATACGCCGCCTGTTTTGTTCACTAGGAAAGTCTGTGCCAATGGGTCGGCATATGCAACTTTCTGGTCGCCCTGTTGTTGTTGGTTGTAGAAATAGAATCCCCACGCATAGTTATAACCATACAAGAATCCATTATACCCACTCGGCGCATTGTTCACGGTTCGAGACAACACCTTCTGTGTAAACGGTACGCGGTATACACGAGGTTTTTCCGTCGCTTCAATTGTTTGTTGTCTGAATTCGATAATACCAGCAGCCGTGTAAACACCTTCCGCATAGCTCTCGGCTTCCAACACATTGTTTGTGTTGTTGTCGATAATACGGAAAATTCTCTCACCAGTACGGAACACATATTCTGGGCTTGGTGGATTGGTCGGGTCTGGAATTGTAAATGTAGCAGTGATTTCGCCTTGGTCATTACTCACCAAAGTGGCAGGAGAGACAAGCGAATCCACATTAACATCATTGAAGAATGCATAGTGTCTTGTATTTGGTTTCAGACCATACACACTAAGCTGAACAGTATTCGCCCGAATAAACTCAACTTGGTCTGTACGAACAATCTTGTCGCCAACCACGGTAGTTACTTCTTCTGGAATAATTCGGTTGATATAACCAGACAACAGATAGTCTTTGCCGATAGTGTTCCAGCTAGAGAAATATCCATTGTATGCCAAACGATAATCGTTTACTGTTGGACCGCCCCAACCAGTGGTTACCTTCGACAATGTTCCTTGCGAGTTGAAGCTTCCGTCGGCACCATACCAACCATATTGAGGTGCATTGTGGTAATACGAATTGAATCGTTCGGTTGGGTGTTCATCCAAGAACTTGGTTGACAATGCGGCCTTTTCTTCCGCGTAGTCTTCGTTCTGAACCCAAGTACGAATTGGTTGTTCGTACTTAACGGACTTCCAAGTATCAGAATTCGGGGTCATTTCGACACGACCACCAACCCAGTTGAAAATATTGAATGGGTTAATATTGATAGTGCCGGTTCCGCTGGCCTGAATAATGAAAGCGGTTTCGGTGTAGTCAACAGACAACATTTTTCCTGTTTGCTTGAACTTCTGGCTCTTGCTTGGGTTGAATTCCAACCCAATATCATTCGCAAAATATTCTGGACGCATTTCAGAAAACTGTTGGTCCATCGAACATTTGTAGTCACGGTTTTCCAAATCACCAACCTTGTGGTTAGTGAAACCATCCACCACAAACCCGTTCTTGAATCGTTCGATGCCGGTGTCTGGGTCTACAATGGATTGGTCTTTTACATTGCGTTCCAACAGGTTCAACGCGGTGTAGTATTCAATGTTATGAACACGACGCTCCAAGTTGGAAATGTCTTTCATCGTGTAGCCTTTGTGCTCACGATAATTGATAATCACATCTTTCGGGTTGAATGTGTATGCTGGAATAAACAGTTCATACAACACCATGCCGCTTTTTGGGTCTGGTGGCGGAACTGGATTCAATGCGGGTTCACCACGAATAACTTGGAACACGCCTTCTTCTGTCATTACAATTTTGTCAATGCGGCTCAGGTAGTAGGTAGTATCCGCAGTAATCTGGCCAATTGGAATGTAAATTTCGTTTCGGCTGGAACCAGGAGCGGTAAAGTTGTCACCAGTATTGTCAATGCGTGGGCGGAAATCCAAACAATCGCGAAGATTGAATATCTTTCCGGTGGTGTCCGTATATGATGGAATGTCCGCATAATCAACACCACCAATATGGTCATATGATTCAACGGAGAAATAATCACCAGAACCAACATGCGCAAAATAGTCGTAATTGACGGTAACATTTCCGGTAGGCTCGACAACGCCAGCACGAAGCACCAATCGACCAAGACCATAGAAACCGTCTCTTTGGCCACCATCAACTGCATATTTAAGCGTAATGTCTTCCAATGTAACATCGTCAATAACACTATTCACACGGAAAATGTCGGCGCGGTCAAGGGTAATATTACCAGAACCAGGGGAAACAAAATTTTGAACTCGGTTTGTCAGGTTTTTCAGTTTCGGTGCTGGTGGTGTTTCTTTAATGATAGTAACCATTACTTTCACAAGGTCACCAACGGCTCCCTGCAAACTACCAATGGTCACAATATTATTAATAGAGTCAATTGCCACATTACCGGCAATATTTGCGAACTGGTCTACATATGCCCCAGAGTCATACTGCAAAATGTAGTTTTCTTGTGTTGCTGGCGCAAATGCTTCGCCAGACGGAAGACCAGACAGCACAACTTTGGTCAACAAACCATCCGCAACAAGAACACCGTTCATGATTCTTCGGGTCGAATAAATCAAATCGGATGTCGATTCGATAATTTTGAATGGCAGTTCTTTGATAGCAGCCGGTTCTTTTGTTACAAACACACCACCTTCGGCGGTAGTCAGTGAACGCGCCTTGAATTGACCGTCGGTAAGCCAAATATCATCGGAAGATGGAGCGGCGACAATTTCAAGAGCAAACCCATACATTCTCCAAACAGAATCAGAATCAAGAATGTCGTTTGCGTCACCATCTTTTAGAACATGTGGTTCCAAGTGGCGGATTCTCGCATAACCAACAAGAACCGCACCTGGCAAATCTGGGTCACCTTCATACAACTCCACCTTAGTGAAGTTGACGATATCAGGAATACCAGTCAGTTCGGTAATAAGGGTATAGTATCCCATGTCAGTAGACACGGCAGCATTGTTTTCAAATCCAGTATCACGCGCTTTATCCAGTTCCACAAATTCAGAACCAGTGGTATTGATTTCATATCCGTTTACATACGCACGACCTGGGTCGAAATCGGCAACCAGTTTTGTTTCATCGCCGGTGCCAGTAGGTGGCGGCAAGAACTTACCGCGATTACCACCTTCCAACAAATGCTCACGAATATCAATCTTGAATTTGTCGATAATAAAGTCGCCAGATTGGTCATAGAATCGACGAGCAAACTCTCTACCAATACCAGGCGCTTTCAGTTGTGATTCGCGGTAATCACGCTGAACGGTACCTTCGCGCAATTCAACAATCTTGATAAAATCTTCATCGGTATTGTCGTTCAGTGCGTATTTTGTCAACACCAATCGCACACGGAAACGATGTGAACCAGGAGCAGTGAAATTGGTAGAACCCTGTGCATTGTCCAACAGGGTTGGGTCATCTTCTTCGTCAATGATTTCTTCGACGATTTTCAATCCAACTTGGTAGCTTGGGCGATTGTTGTATTTGTCAAGAATCAATGTCTGTTCACTAACCAGAACAGCAAATCCACCAACATAACGAGTACCATCACCAATAGACGCGGCACAACCGACCCCAACCGAATCACCAGCAGCACCAACAACGGCACTATGAGTTTCAATCGGCGTCGCTCCACCAATACCATTGTCAACCAAATCTTGGGTTTCGTATGCAACAATAGTCAGCGGTTCGGATGGTTGGAATGTTTTTTCGCCAGCAGCACCACCAGAGCGATATTTAACAAAGAAAGTGTTTGGGTCACCGCCACCAGCAACCGCGATATTTGACAACTCGGATTCAATGCCAGTCGTATCACCAGTAATCACTAATGTATATGTCGACAACAACTGGGAAATGTTTGACATGGTTGTGCTGATTGACTGAAGCTTCACATACGAATATTCCAAGTCAATAACAGTCTTGCCACCAAGGATTTCAGAACCTTCATTGAAAGTGTAATCAGCAAATCGGGAAATTTGGTTCTGAAGAACAGACTGGATTTGTGTTCCCTCGCGCGCCTGAACGGCATAGCCAGGACGGAACAAAAGTTTCAGGTATTGTTTTGCTTCGTCGAAATCGTCGTAATACGGAGCAACATTAAAATCTGTCTTTGGTTTAGACATTTAGGTATCCCAAATTCGTTGTTATAACTATTTATGTGTTATTTTAGAACTCTACTACCAACCGAACTTCTTCGTTTTGGTTCAGGTTTCTGGTAATAGACAATCTATTTTCGACATATAAAATATCGCCGGTTCCGGCCAAAAATTCACTTTGTTCGAACACGGACGCGATAATAGGCATCGGATAGTTTGTCTGTAAATCACTGATAGAGCCAATCACAGCACTGCCGGATTTTTTAACCGAATCGCCATCTACAAAAGTGCCAGTGATATTGCCAACATAAATTTCTTGGGTCTTCCAATCAAACCCAAACACAGTACCATTGACGCCAGCATCGGATGCTTTTTCGAGCGTATCACCAACAGCGATATCACACGCGTCGAACCCAGTTATCTTCATATACAGACCATCATCAACGGATGAGCGAGGATTTTTAATCAATCCAAACACACGGAACTCACCCTCACCACCACCCAAATCAACAGGGAAAGTGCCGCCCTCATCAGATTCAAGCACGGTGTACGCCATCGCATAGTGCCCACCAAGCTCACGGACAGCATCATAGCCATGGCCACCAATAGGACTAAGAACGGCGCGCACATCAGCACCAGAGCCGTCTCCAACGATGGTTACTACCGGCTCGGTAAAATATCCGGAACCAGCACTATCAGCGGCATCAATAAACACTTCGGTGATTGCGCCACCAGAAATTGTCGCGGTTGCAGTAGCACCAGAACCAACACCGACAATAGACACGGTAGCAGTCGTATAACCAGAACCACCATCCAATACAATGTATCGGTGAATTGCCCCATCTACCGCACCAAACTTTTGGTTTGCTTGGGCGCTACCATCGTCAAAATAAATGTCGCGAACAGGAATCCAGTTGGCGGTCAAATATTGCTGCATTTGTGCATTGACATTGTACATAAACTTCCAGACATATCCGTCCGAGGTTTCAATCATGCCGGTGTTTGACCCAGAAACGGCATCACCAGAATCCGGCATGTTAGTAGAAGCCGCGCCACCATTGTTCGACACACACTTGAACACATCGAACTCGTTGTTGATTACATAGAAATTTTTTGTAAAAAGTGACGGGTCTTGGTCGTCATATTCGGCGTATATGGTTCCGCTTACCCAGTCGTGTCTCGGAATAACAAGCGACAATCCAGTCTCATTTATTTTCTTACCGGCCATCAATTCAGTGTGGCGTTGTATTTCTTCGTATACGGTGTCCAATGGAACGGGCGGAACCGCTTCGTTTGGCCATGCACTATTCCTGCCAATAAACAGGTACATATAGTCCGGAGACTTTTCATAAAAAGACTCAATGAAATTTTTCGCGTTGTTGATTTTTGATTTTTTGGTAATAATCGCAGTCATTGGTTTATTCCGTGGTTCATATATGGCGCAAATAGCTGCCGTATGGTTTATTTATGGTTCATTTATGGGGCTGGTGGAACAGCAATCACAATCTCCACCTCGGCACCAGTTGCGTATTGAACACTATCCGGATACATGGATTCGATGGTATCCACATCGTAGTCTTCAAAATATTCAATTTGTGTTGGGTATGTACCAGAACCAGTGTAGTTTTCTGGGAAGCGAAACTTCATTATGTAATCAAACGATTCCCAAGTTGGCCCATGCCATGGTGAGTTTCCAGACACAATCTGGATAACAGAAGAGGTTTCGTCATCAACATAGAATTTACAAAAATTCGTCGCAGCACTTGCACACGATTCGATGGTCAATTGACCGAACATCTTCATACCGGCTGGATGAACCAACCGCTTCACAGCGTCCGCATATTGGTCAACAGACAGTGACGATTTGATTACATATGAATATTGTTGGTAATAGAAACCATCCTGTAGTCGCATGGTACGCTCGGACAAGTGCCCATCAACATTGATATATCTACCGTCATACAGGAATCGCGCACCGTCACTTGTGACTGCTTGCGCATTACCATCGCCAATGGATGTGATGTTTACGATATATCCGTCGATATAACCAACACCAAGTTCTTCTACTTTGATTTTTTGTATAGCACCAGCACCATCGGTTTTCTTGATTGAGCACTTAGCACCAGTAGCTATCAACCAGAAATCGACAACATCGTTATATGACAACCCATTGACAAAAGTCACATTATCGCCGGATACTGTATAGTCAACACCGGCAACCAGTGGAATGGAGTTTACAGAAACATCGACATCAGCAGTTATCAGGTTGGCACTCAAACCAAGAGAGAAAACATAGTTTAGTGGATGGCCGGATGAGTTTCGCACCTTATATGACAACGCATATGTCTTGTCATCCGGAATAGTGAATGTGTTGCTGACATTATAAGAAGCACCAGCGACGGTGACATCCATGGCGGTCAATACTGGATAGATGGACTCTTCAATATGGACATCAACGCCGTTAATGTCCTTGAAGTCCGCCACCACGCGAACATTCGGTTTGATTGTTCCAGCAATATTGAAATATTGGTTTGCCGGTTTGATTGTTCCGATAATGTTAGTCAAGAACAAATCAGCCACATAATATTTTCCGAGACTTCGCTTTGAAATCCGCTCAACGGATGCCTTGCCTATCAATTGGTCTTGGCCAAGTATCGGGTTGTATTCCACAATATTGACTTGGCGATACAACAACCCATCCACATCTGTTTCGGTTGTTACCCTGATAGATGTTTCATCCGATAGCCACTTACCGTCAGACCACTTCAGGATGTTTTCTTTTGGGTACAGGATTTCGATGTCTTGGTTGAACAGAATACGGAACAGCAACTTGAACGATTTTTCTGTTCCGCGCGCTCGATAAAATTCAATGATATTTTTAATCAACTGGGCATCATTGACTTCCGCGTCCTCTTGGATATTGACTTTTATTTCGGTTGCGCCGATATAAGCACCGTCCAATGTGATAACAAACTTGTGACTGGCACACGCACCACCAACACTGGAAATCGAATAGTCTTCTGGTGGAATTTTTATTCCATCGGCATAAACGGTGATATTGGTTGAATCGGTAACAACATAGTCAATTTCATATTCGAGGCTTCCACCAACAAATACGATGTCTTGATTAACATGGCTGGAAAATAGTTTTTCCGGAACATTGGTCAAATAGTCTTTTTTGAATGCGGTGATGAAATCATCTATGGTTGTATCGACATCCAGATAATTTTCCAAACACTGGCTTCGTTCGATTACATTGCCGGTCAATTCCATCCATTCATAGTACGCTTCCAAGAACGCAACAAAGGTTGGATAATCAAATCGAACAAATTCTGGTAATTGATTTTTTACCAGAATAGAAACAAGTCTGTCGGAAAGGCTTCCGTTTTGATTATTTGACATCGAGAATTTTACCAGAGTGTTTGTGATTATTTATACGAACATTCTGGACAAAAACGACGGGCACAAAAAAAGCGCATAATGCGCCCTGTTAAACTTAAGGAACTTTAAGTATACTAGAACCTTAAGGTATCTTAAGTAACTTGAAGTTTATAAAGTGAACTTGGTTTATACCTTTTCTTTTCTTGACAGAAAGTATTGTAAACATAAAATTCGGGCTGTCAAGTCCGTTAAACGGGTCGGCACCTCAAAATCGTGGAACATCCCGTGGAACATGCTTGGTTGTTGGATTTCGTTGTGGTATGGGTGGTATAGGTGTTTTTTGGAAAACGACGCCAAAACTATGGTTGCCGATACCTGTCCGTGGAACATCTCGTGGAACGCGCTTGATTGCTGGATTTGTTGTTTTTTATTTTGTAAATTGTCCCCATGGTTTCATGGATAATCCCCAAATCAACTCCCCGAATATTTTTGAAAAAAATCTGTTATTCTGGTATACTGAAATTGTATGGATTGGGGGTCGTTATGAAAGACAAACCGCGTTTCGATGGATTGGTTAGTCGTTGGGTCTCATTAGGCGCAATGTCAAGCGGTTACAGCCTGTTTTCTAAAGAGCCATACCGAACAAGCGCCAAGGCCGTATGTTTCAAGGTGCGTAAATTCAATTCGGTTGGTTACCTAACTGACGGGTATTGTTGGTTCCCAAAAAGCCAACTGATTAGGGTGGTCGATGATTTTTACAATGATACCCGTGGACAAGTGGCGTATTTGATTCCGACTTGGTTGGTCGATGCTAAAGAAAAAGAAGGGTATGATTTTTATTGATGTTTTTTCGAAAACCTTGTTTTTTCGAAAAAATCTTGCTAATATGACAGTGAAGGTTTGTTTGGGAGGAAGAAGTTGATGGGTACTAAAGTGATTGTTCGATGGGAATGCGGTTGTGAGGCCAGTAATACGATGGATGGTCGCAATCGTATGGACCGCTCTCGAATTAGCGAATACAAAAAGAACGGGTATGTGGCAATTAATGGTGTGTGTCATGAATGTCGCCGCAATGAGTTGGTTGCAAAATTGGATACCATGGATAGGGAAGAAATTGTTGCCGCGCTGCTTGGTGCAAAATACCTCACTGAAATTCGAGTCATCCATGGCGTTATTTTGGCTGAACCCGAAGAAGAAGAAGAAGAGTAACTTGGAGGATATATGCAGAATCGCAATTATGTAACCGTCGATGTATCTACCATTGCTGGAATGGCGCGAGCCGAGCGGCTAAAAAACGATGGTTGGGTGTTGTATCGAAGCGCCCCATTCACCTGCTGGTTCTACAAATAAATTCCAAAAAATATTGTGTTTTTTGTCGAGTTGTGGTTTAATGGACTGGTGAAAACAAAGAGGATTTTATCATGGCATATGTGAGCAAAGAGAAGAAAGCAAAGATTCGCGCGGAACTGAAAAAGGTTGTCCCAAAAGACTGGAAATGGTCGTTGGCTGTCGATAATCACTCAACCATCGTCATGACCGTGTATTCGGCTCCGGTTGATTTGATGGCCGAATATGCTCGCGTCGTGATGGACAAGCTGAAATACAAAACCGATTATCACTCAGTCGAAGCATACAAGCGACTGAGCGCGAACGCACCGACATATGTCGATGTGAATCCATATTGGTTCCGTGACTATTTTGATGAAACGCTGGAAGTGATTGAGAATATCATGAGCGCGCTGAACACCGACAACTACAACAACAGCGACATCCAAGCCGACTATTTCGATGTTGGCCATTATGTTGACCTGAATCTTGGTCGTTGGAATAAACCGTTCGTGTATACTGGCGAACCTGCCGTTGATGTTGAGCCAGTGGAAGCCGATGTGATTGCTGCCGCTAATGCGTATCTGGAAGTGGCGGATGTGAATTCGGATTTGGCCGTGCTTATCAAGAACTTGGTGAAATTGAACGCAACAAAAACCGCTGCTTGATTTGGTGGGGGGTAAATTATGGAAGTTCGGCTATCGCTCGTTCAGGGGTATTTGGTTGCGAATAGAGTCGCGACAATCAGGGAATTGCGCACGGTTTTTGGGTTTGGTTTGAGAGAGGCAAAGGATATCGCGGATGGTCTTTTTTCGGGTAAAGAATTTGTCCACACTGATTCTGTGCCATTGCCTCCGGCACATGTTCTTTCCAGTTTACGGTCGGTTTATGGTATTGCTGTAACCGACATTTCCAAAAACAACATGTCGGCTAATATAGACGCAGCCGATGTATTGGATTCCCTTCGTGATGTGGCGTGTGTCGCTATTAAACGGGATGGGATGGAAGAACTGGCAAAGGAAATCATCATCCTGATTGCCAAGTACAAATAAAGTTTTTTGAAAAAAACCCATTGACCAATCACTGGGGTCGTATATAATTACGAAAATTTGATAATGTTGTTTATAAGGAGTCATATATGAGTAATGATAAGCTGGAGCGATTGAAGTTGGCTGGATTGGATGTTGTTGAATTAACCGACAACTCGGCCACCGTTGTTGTGAATCCTGGGGACGCGGCTATTGTTATCCGTCCCGACAACCGTGTTGAAATCTTTCTGTCGATGCAGAAACCAGATGACGAAGCGCTGGCATGTAATGAAATGGTTGCCGTATGTATTGCTGTACTGAATACACCGAAACTACTTTCGTTGGCGCGCGCCGTTATCAGTTCGAACATTGACTAATGTTCGGCGGCGAATCGTTCTTGATTGCCGACCCACACTTTGGACATCATGGTGTGTGTCGGTTTCTTCGCGATGACGGAAGCAAACTTCGTCCATGGGATGATGTTTCCGAAATGGATGAAGAAATGGTGTTGCGTTGGAATGATACGGTTCGTCCAACCGATAAAGTGTATGTCGCTGGTGATGTTGTTATCAACCGGAAATCATTGTCCATTTTACCAAGGCTCAATGGTACGAAAGTCCTAATCAAAGGCAATCACGACATTTTCAAGATGTCCGATTATGCGCCACATTTCAAAGACATTCGCGCATACCACATTTTGGGTGGGTGTTTGATTAGTCATATCCCAGTGCACGAAGAAAGTTTGTCTCGATGGAAGTGTAACATTCATGGACACCTGCACTATCGTCGTGTGGTTGACGCTGATGGATTTATTGACCCGCGATATTTTTGCGTGTCTGTGGAGCATATTGATTATCGACCAATTCACATCGAAGAAGTGTTTACCAGAATTAGGAACCAGCAATGATGAAGAAATTTCTAAAAAAACTGAAAGAATTTTTTTGCATTCATGATTTCGAAACCGGCTCGGCTGTCGGGTTGATTCGGGCAACATTGGATTGGGATTTCACTCCAACCAGAGCAACCATTTGTGAGATTCGGTGTGCCAAGTGTGGGAAGAAGTTGGTGAGTTCCAGAATTGTTTATGGCGACAAAGAGCTTCATCCTGAATTCTATGGCGAAGATGGTTGGCCAATTGATGGTGATGGGAACCGACTTGATATCTACCGATTTGACGAATAGGACTCCCATGTGACAACACCAACTTTGCCGAAAAAATTTTCACCAAGACCAGAATTATTGTTGCACCCGAATATTCCAAAACCAATGCATGGATTAAACCCGCGCACGGTTATGGGAAAATCTTGGTGGGATGATAAGCGACAGACGGCATATCGAAAAACAGGATATCGTTGTGCTGCATGTGGCATTCATAAAAGTGACGCCAAGTATTACCAGAGACTTGAGGCACACGAATTTTATTCTTTCGATTACCAACGAGGGAGAATGGAACTTATCGAAATCGTTGCATTGTGCCATTCGTGCCATATGTTTATTCATAGCGGTCTATTGGCAATACAACATGAAACTGGGGAGATTCCAAAAAAGAAATACGACGATATCATTGCGCATGGTGAAACCATATTGGAACTTGCCGATGATGCTTCTGTTGAAAACTATCACCAACTCAAAGCCAATATTGTTGAGTATGCCGAAACCGGAAAACTGGCTAGATGGTCTGATTGGCGGTTGATAATTGATGGTGTTGAATACGAAGGAAAATTCAAAAACATAAGAGAATGGGAAAATTATTATGCCCGATGATATTATCAAACCGGATTTCATGGTGAACTATTGACTGCTGTTGAGGCATGGATAGCAAACCCAATCACAAGAAACGAATGGGCGATAAAAGATTTGGTGGAGGCACATAATGCCAACATTTAGTATTACAGTAAGCTCCTTGGATGTCAGTGCCGATAGCGCGTATCGCATGTCAATCGAGTTTGATGCTGATGTGTCGGATGTGCTGAACGAAATTGACCCATACGATATCATTGACCACCTGCATGGAACCGTGGCGCTACAGTCGTATGTCGACGACCATGCGATTGCTGCTGTTGACATTTCGGATTTCATTTCGTATCATGGCGAAGATGCCATTTTACAAGAAATAGGAATAGAAGGCATAAAGCATTTTTTCAAAAAATCAATCGGTGAGTAACATGTTAATTTTCAAAAAAATAAAAGAATGCCATAAACAATGGCAGATGGACAGGCTTACAAAAAGACTGTTCAAAGATTTTGCAAAAAATCAATTTGTCAACTGTCGGTGTGAATTTTATTTCAATACCGGCAAACTGGCGTTTTCAGCAAAGAAACCATCTTCCGCAGAAGAGCTTGCTGCCCTGTTGAGATTGGCCGCCGATTTGCTGGAAGACACATTGGAAGATTGTGAAGTCATTGACCGCGAGGATGTTTTTTGATGTGGGTTATACGAAAGCATTCTAATGGGCAATGGGGTTGTTTGGATTCTAGCAGTCGATTGCTTGGAAGTGAGCCTGCCGTAAACGAATTTGTTTTCCCAACAAAAAACGAAGCCGAATCACTTGCCAATATCCTGAACGCGCTTGTCAAAAAAGAACGATGTGCCATTGATGCAATATTGGATGTCCAGTATATAAAAGAACATTTTGAAAAAATTGGAATGGATGTTTCTGGTGTTGTCGTTATCAATGTGTCGAATGCTGTACTGAACAATGCAAGAAACAAACAAAAAACTATTGGTGGAGTCGGTTCATGAAAGAATATCAAGATTTTGGTCCGTGGTCGGTAAGCCCAGACGGCAAAACAATTTTTTCAAACGACCCACAGTTTGAAGCAACCCTTGTGTTGTCTGGGGATTTTGTCGATGTGGACAGTCGACTTGGATATGCGCTAGAATTGGCTGGACGACTTGGTGACCATTATCAAGATGTCCCAGAGCTTCGGCAATGTTATTCGCGTGATGGGCTGGAACAGTTTGTCAAAAAACACTTTCCGGATATCAAGTTGGTACATGGCGCAAATGCATGATTGAGCTTATCGGCTGGACTGCTGGAATATTGTTTGCGTTGTGTGGTGCGCCACAAGCCATAAAGTGTTGGCGCGATGGTCATGGCCAAGGATTATCACATGCGTTTGTATGGATGTGGGTTGTTGGTGAAGTGTTGATGCAGGTGTATGTGTTTGGCAAACATGGATGGGACATGCCGCTATTAGTGAACTACTGGGTGAACACGGTGTTTGTTTTGGTGATAATGAAATACATGTATTTTCCGAGGGGGGAATATCATGATTGCTAAACAATTGTTGTTGTTAACACCTTTGTTTGTCGGATAAGGTGATTGTTATGGGCAAGATGCGACAGTA